TTTTGAAAGCGCTTAGAAAAAATAATGAAGGAAGAATCGCGAATTGAGCCAATCGACCGCTATCTCTGGAGTGCCAGCCGCTTCAGCGACGTGTTGCGCCTCGACCCGAAACTCGTTCGAGAGGCGCTGACGGACGCGCCGGCACAACAGCTCAGCAGCCGCTCGGCCTGGCATGTCCGAGATGGGATGCCCGCGATTTTCAGGCGAGTCTTCGGGATTGATGATGCTCCCGACGCCTTGCCAAAACATCCGAAAGATCGTCTCGATCACTTCCGTGCCGAGCGGGAGCGGCTGAAACTCGCGGCCGAACAGCGTGCCATGATCCCGCTGATCGAAGTGGAATCCGCGATTTCTCAGCTGCTGAAATCGCTGGCTCAGACGCTCGAAACCTTGCCCGCCGCCCTGGAGCGGGATTACGGATTATCCGCAGAGGAGACCGCGCGGCTTCATGCCGCGATGGACGCCGCTCGCGATGCCTTGCACGCCGCTGCCATCGGAGGGCTGGATGCTCGACCAGAGGCTTAATGACATCTTGACCGGCGCGGCGGAGATCCTGCGCCCGCCTCGGCGAATGCGACCATCGGAAGCCGCCGGACGTTACTTGCGCCTAGAACGGCCCGGCGCTGAATCTGGGCCATGGAACTGCGAGCGCACGCCGTACATGATCGAGCCGCTCGATCAGTGGGCCAATCGTTCCATCGATACCATCGCCTTCATCGGCCCGGCGCGCACTGGAAAAACTTTCGCTCTACTTGTCGGCGGCATGACATATTTCGTCACCTGCGATCCCGGCGATTTCCTGATCGTGCACATGGCCGAGAACACCGCCCGCAAATTTTCGAAAGACGAGCTGTCCCGCTCGCACCGCCACAGCCCGGAGCTAGCCGCCCGCCTATCGCCTTACGCCAGCGATGACAACGTATTCGACAAGCAATACCGAAACGGGATGCTGCTCAAACTGGCATGGCCATCGATCAACCAGCTTTCCGGCGATACCCTGCGCTATGTCGCCTTTACCGATTACGACCGTTACCAGGAGAGCATCGACGGCGAGGGCGACGCCTACTCGCTGGGCTTAAAGCGCATCGAGACAATGATGAGCAGCGGGCGGGTCTGCGTCGAATCATCGCCCGGTTGGCCGGTTAATGATCCGCAATGGCAACCGTCCAACACCCACGACGCGCCCCCGTGCAAAGGCATTTTCTCGATTTACGCGCGGGGCACTCGCAAGCGGTGGTATTGGCCCTGTCCAGAATGTCGCGAATATTTCACCGCCGCGCCGTCCATTGATGCCTTCGCGCTAGTGGGCAACGAGGTCCGATTGGTTTGCGAGGCGTGCGGCTTTGCAATACCGCCATCCAAAAAACAGGGCATGAACCGGAACGGGCGCTGGGTCGCCGCCGGGCAGACCATCGACCGAGACGGCACTATCGGGGGCGAGCTTCCAAAAACAAAGGTGGCGTCTTACTGGCTCACCGGTCCAGCCGCCGCCTATCAATCGTGGGAGTCGCTCTGGCGAAAATACCGGGCCGCCGAACGCGATTACGAGCAAACCGGCTCGGAAGAATCGCTTAAGAGCGTCACGACCGGCGATTTCGGCACCGCGTACAAGCCGAAAAAACTGGGTGCGGCCCGCGATGCCCGCACCTTAGAAACCCGCGCGGAGCCGCTTGGCAAGCGGACGGTTCCGGCCGGCGTTTTATTCCTGACCGCCGCTGTGGACGTTCAGAAAAACCGGTTCGTGGTGCAGGTGGTTGGGTGGGGCGTCGGCGGCGAACGCTGGGTAATCGACCGCTTCAATATCAAGCACTCCCCAATCGAAGGCGAGAGCGCCCCCATCGCGCCCGCCTCGCGGTTGGAAGACTGGTCCGCGATCACGACGGACGTGATCCGCAAGCCCTATCCCCTTGAATGGAACCCCGCGCGCGGCCTGCTCCCGGTGTTAACCGCCTACGATACCGCCGGCCTGGACGGCGTGACCGCCCGCGCCTACGCCTACTACCGGACGCTGCGCAAGCAAGGGCTGGGCGACAAAGCGATGCCGATCAAGGGCGGAAACAGCCTATCCGCTCCGCGCCTGCACAAAAGCTACCCCGATTCGGGCAACCGAAGCGACCGAAAGGCCGACGCGCGTGGCGAAATTCCGGTTTGGATACTCAACACCACGATCCTCAAAGATGCCTTGGCCGGCGATCTGGAGCGCGAAACCCCAGGACCAGGCTACATCCATTTCCCGGATTGGCTGGGTTCCTGGTTTTTCGATGAGCTATCGGCAGAGGTCAGGACCGCCAAGGGCTGGGAGAACCCGGCGAAACGGCGCAACGAAGCCGCCGACCTGATGGCCTACAACGCCGCCGCGTTTCTCAAGCTGGGCGGCGAGACGCTGAACTGGGCGAAACCGCCCGCGTGGGCCGATCCCGAGCGCTCGGCGGTCGCGCTGGACGGATACGATCCGGCCGCGCCGGCCGCGCCGGCCAAAAAGCGATGGGATAGCCTGTTGAAACTCAATGCCAACCTGCCCGAGGGCCTGCCGTGAGCGCATTGCTCGAAGACGTGCGAGGCGAAATCGCCATCGCCATCGATGCCGGCCTGCAAGGCCAAGCGCTGGCGGACGCCATCGTCGCCCGCCTGTGCTGGCGGATCGGCGGCCAAACGCTCTACTGGCCCCGCACCGACAACCAGCGCCGGGCCAGCGCCATCCGCGCCGATGCCGCCGCCGGCCTCGCGCCGAACGAAATCGCCAAGCGCCACGGCGTGACCCGGCGGACGGTGGAAATCATCGGCGAATCAATCTAAGAAATTTTCGTAAGAAATTTTCGCATGTAACGCGCGCCGCCGCTCCTGTATTACGGGGGCATGTCGTGCGATTACTCCCTATACGTCGGCTATACCATCGCCGAACTGCAACCGCTGATCGATGAGGCGAAAGCCGCCTTGCAGGCGGTATCGCAGGGCAAGCTCGTCCAGCGCGTGGCCTTGGGCGACATGTCCATCGCCTTCTCAAACGCCGCGCTCAACTCCGGGCAAATCGCCAAAACACTCGCCGCGTTGCGCGCCGCCTTGGCGGCGGCGCAGGCGTCCCCCGATGGCGTTGTTCCCGCGTCACGCCTGGCCCGGCCGATATTCCCATGGGTCCACTAGCCCCCGTCCCGCGCCCCCGCATCCTGGCCCCGGACGGCCAGCGTTTCGCGCTGACGGTCTTCGGCCAGCCCGCCCACGACGCCGCCGACCGGACCTCGCGCGCCTTCGCCGGCTGGAATCCGCCGCTTGGCTCCGCCGATGCCGATTTGCTGGACGAGCTGCCCACGATGTGGGGCCGAGGCCGCGACCTCGGCCGCAACGAGGCGCTGACCGCCAGCGCCTATCAAACCTACCGCGACAACATCGTCGGTCACATCCTGCGCCTGTCCGCCCAGCCCGCTTATCGGATGCTCGGCCGCGACAAAGAATGGGCGGATGAATGGGGAAACGGCGTCGAGGCGTGGTTTCAAACGTGGTCGGATTCCACTGAATGCGACGCCGCCAGAACCCAAACGCTGCTCGGGCTCACCCATCAGGCGCTGACCGGCGCGCTGATGAACGGCGACGCCCTCGCCGTGGCGACCTGGGAGCCGCGTCCCGATAGTTTGTGGTCCACCCGGCTCCAGATGATCGAAGCCGACCGGCTCGACACGCCGCCGCTTCTCGCTAGCCGTTCCGATATCCGCAAGGGCGTCGAGATCGACCGCTACGGCGCGCCGGTCGCGTATCACGTCCGCAAAACCCACCCCGGCGATCTCGGCTCGGGCTTTGATGACTTCGAGCGCATTCCCGCTTTCACGCCGTGGGGCAGACGGCGGGTGATCCACCTCTACGACAAAGAGCGCAGCGAGCAGAGCCGGGGCAAGCCCATCGTCGCGGCGGTGATGAAAGACCTGCGGATGGCCGGCAACTACTCGCAAGCCGAGCTGAAAGCCGCCGTGGTGAATGCCCTGGTCGCCGCCTTCATCGAATCCGATCTCCCACAAGATTCAGTCGCCGCGCTGTTTTCCGGTGGCGGCGAAGACCTGATTAACCCGTTGCAATACTGGAATGAAGCATTTTCAGCCGCCAACGCGCCGCGACTGGAAGGCGGTGCGGTGATCCCGATTCCCATCGGCGCGAAGCTCGCCAGCCACAACCCCGGCCGGCCCGCGACCGCCTTCGGCGTGTTCATGGGCTCGGTGGTCCGGCGCATCGCTGCCGGGATGCACCTGCCTTATGAGCTGCTCCTGAAAGACTTCTCCAAAACCAACTATTCGAGCGCCCGCGCGGCGTTGTTGGAAGCCTGGCGCTTTTTCCTCGGCCGCCGCCGCTGGCTCTCCGACATGTGGTTGCAACCCATCTACGAGCTGTGGATGGAAGAAGCGATTGCCCTCGGTCGCGTGCTCGCGCCCGGCTTTTATTCGAACAAATACGCTTGGCTCAAAAGCCGGTGGGTATTCGCTGGTCGCGGCTGGGTCGATCCGGTGAAAGAAGCGACCGCCGCCAAGCTGCGGCTGGAAGATTTGTCCACCTTAGAAATGGAATGCGCGGAACAGGGGCTGGACTGGGAAGACGTGCTGGAGCAGCAAGCCCGAGAGCGGTCCCGCCGCCAAAAATTGGGCCTCCCGGAGCCCGGCGCAACGGCATCAACAGCGCCGCCACCCGAGCCGGACGACGACGAAGCGCCAGCCGGCCAAAACAGCCAGGAGCCCGCCGATGCGTGACCAGAACTTGAAGGCCGCTGACACGCTGCTCGCGCTGGCGCTGATGCCCGGAACCGCCGTCGAGGGCGACTTGCTGCACGCGATTTCGGCGAGCGGTCCGGCCGCCTATATGACCGCGCCACCGAAGCGCCAGTCCGCCGGCTACCGGTTGGAAGGTCCGGTCGCGGTGATCGAAATCTTTGGTCCGCTCGTCCACCGCACGACCTTAGATTGGGGCGGGTGGACGCAGGGCTACCAGGACATTGCCACCCAGCTTTCCGCCGCCCTGGCCGACAGCGCGGTCAAGGTTATCGTCCTCTCCATCGACTCGCCCGGCGGAATGGCGGACGGCTGCGCGCAACTGGCCGAGCAGATCGCCGCCGCGCGCGGCATAAAGCCGATCCACGCTTGCGTCAACGATCTGGCGGCGTCGGCCGGCTACTGGATCGCCGCCGCCGCCGAAAAAGTGTCCGCCACCAAAACCAGCCGCGTCGGCTCCATCGGCGTGCGGGCCTTGCACATCGACATGTCCGGCGCGCTGGAGCAGGCCGGCTACCGGGTCACGGAAATTTTTGCGGGCGATCACAAGGTAGACGGCACCCCCTATGCCCCGCTGTCCGACGAGGCGCGCGCCGCTTTTCAGGCCAGCATCGATTACACCTACCGGCTGTTCATCTCCTCGGTCGCGACCAACCGCAACCTCGGTCGCGACGTGATTGCCGGAACCCAAGCCGCCGTATTCGACCCGCCCGAAGCCAAAAAAATCGGGCTGATCGACGCCATCGAAGACCCCGATACCGTGATTGCCCGTCTCGCGAACCGCTACGGCGGGCGCGCCAATCCCCAGCGGGCCGCCCCCCGCGCATCCAGGAGTTCCACCATGTCCGACGATCCCAACCGCTACCAAGCGGACGGCCCCATCATCACCCAAGCCCAACTCGACGCCGCTCGCGCCGAAGGCCGCGAATCCGGCCTCAAGGAAGGTCGCGACCGTTTATCCGCCGTGCTGAATTTGCCCGAAGCCGAAGGCCGCGAGGCGCAAGCCAAAGCCTTGGCGCTGACCACCGACCTCGATCCGGCCGCCTGCGCCGGAATCCTGAGCGCCGCTCCCAAGGCCGAGGCCGCGCAAGCTGCTCCCGCCCAGCAATCCGAATTCGCCGCGCACATGGCCGCGATCGGCAACCCGCAGATCGGACCGGACAGCGGGCAGGCCAGTCAGTCGCCAGATGCTGGGGCCAGGGCGTGGGGATACGCCTTCGCGCAGCAACAGTCCGCCTTAAAACAGTAAGGAGCCGCCGCAATGCCCAACGTATTCAACCAGGGAACGCCGCAATGGGCATTCCTGGCGTCCGAAGCCAACGACACCCGGTCGCGCACCCAAGGCGTGCTCGTGTCTGCCGCCGGAAACAATCTCAAATCGGGGACCGTGCTCGGCAAAGTCACCGCCAGCGGCAAGTACACGCTGCTCGCACCGGCAGCGGCCGACGGCAGCCAAGTCGCTGCCGCGATCTTGTGCTGGAACACCGACGCCAGCGCCGCCGACAAGCGGACCGTCGTCGTGGACCGAGACGCCGAAGTGATCGATACGTTGCTGATCTGGCCCGCCGGCATCACCGATCCGCAAAAAGCGACCGCCCTCGGCCAGTTGGCCGCGCTCGGCATCAAGCTTCGCCAAGGAGACCCGCTGTAATGCCTGACACGATCATGAATATCTTCGATGGGGACGCCTTCAGTCACGTCTCCATGACGGCGGCGGCCAACCGCATCGTGCGTGTCCCCAAAATGCTGGGTCGACTCAACCTGTTCGAAGTGGACCGGATCACCACCCCGGACGTCGCGATTTCGATGGCCAAGGGACGCTTGAACCTGATCCCGACCACCGAACGCGGTGCGCCGCTCCCGTCCGCCACGCCCGACAAGCAGCAGCTTCGAATCGTCCGAACCCCGCGCGTGGCCAAGCAATCCACGCTCTACGCTCACGAAATCGGCAATCTGCGCGCTTACGAAGATGCGGTCTACGACGTGCAGAACCGCCCGACCCGAATCGCGGTGTCCGAACTCGATCAGGTCGCCAACATCATTTTGGCCCGCCAGATCAAGTTGCAAGCGGATTTGGAGTTCACGATGGAGTATCACCGCCTCGGTGCGGTGCAAGGGAAGCTACTGGATTCGGACGGCTCCCGCGTCATCTATGACTGGTTCGCTGAACTCGGCGTCGCGCAACCCGCCGAAATCGATTTCGACCTCGACAACGCCTCGCCGGCGAAAGGCGCGCTCCGGCAAAAGTGCATCGCGCTTACCCAAGCGGTGCGCAAGGCGCTGGACGGGCTGTGGATCGACGGCTATTCCTACCTGCTCGCGTTGACAGGCGATGCGTTCTGGGGCGCGTTTACTTCGCACGTTGAGGTGGACCCAACTTACGGCGTGTTCGTCAAATCGGTCGATCAGATGAACGCCCTGCAAAACTGGGGGCTGCCCGGCCAGTCGTTTCCGTTCGCCGGCATTCGGTGGGACAACTACGCCGGGTCCACCGACAACAAAGTCGCGGTCGGGACCGACAAGGTGATTTTTATCCCCGTCAACGTCCCCGGCCTGTACCGCCTCGCGCTCGCCCCAAGCGAGTTCTTCCCGTACATCAACACCCCAGGCAAGGATTTTTACTCCCTGCTCGTGCGGGATCTTGAGCGCAACGCCTGGGTCAAGCCGGAAATCTATAGCTACCCGCTGCACTACTGCACCGCGCCCGAAGCGCTGAATCGCGGCCGGATGACCTGATGCCCGCTCCATTTTGGCAAAAAACGGTAACCGCCTTTCCCGCAAACGCGGCGCTGGTCGATCCGATCCGCCAGCGCGAACGACGCTGGCGGCGCTGATGCTCGCTATTTTTATCGAAGCCGCCGCCACCATCGCCCAAGAGCTGGGCGAGGCGGCGACCTACGCCGTGGATGAGTCGGGCGAGACGATCAGTTTGCGCGCCATCGTGCGCCGCGACGTGCAAACCCCCATCGGGGGAATGGAATCCGCTGTTCAGGCGCGCCGCACCGTCATCCAGATCGAGCGGGCAAAACTCGCGGGCCACAAGCCGGTCCGCGACGACACCGTTACCGTCGGCGCGGAAACTTGGCGGGTGCTGGCCATCGAGAACGACGACGGTTACATGGTGCGGCTGAAGGTGGTTGAAACGACATGATCGCCGTCGAATTCGATCCGGCGCAGATCCAAGCGGTCCGCGAGCGGCTGGCGCACATCGTCAATGGCGCGGAGCGGGCGATGGCCCGCGCGCTGAACCGCACGGCGAGCAAAGCCAAGACGCTATCGAGCCGCGCGATTCGCAACGAGGTAAACCTTTCGGCGGCTTACGTCCGCGATAACCTAAAAGGCCCGGCCAACGGCGCGGCGTTCAAGGCGTTCCCCGGCAAACTCTCCGCTCGGCTCAGCACGCCGAAACGCGGCATTTTGCTGCGCAATTTCGTCACCAACGCCATCCCATCGGGTCCAGGTCGGCCCGCAACGCCGATTCGGGTTCGGGTAAAGGCCGTCGGGCCGACCGAGGTTTTGCGGAGCGGGTTTTACATCAAAACCCAAGCCAGCAACGCGATCACTCCGGCGGTCCGCAACGAGGTATTGCGCCAGCTCAATATGAAGCAAAAGCTCGATTCCGGGCCGTATACCGTGCTTCACGGGCCATCGCTGTCGCAAGTGTTCGCATCTGTGAAAGACGACATCTCTGGAGACATGAGCGGTTTGCTGGCCGTGAATTTCGAGCATGAAACCGAGTGGCTGCTCAACAAATATCCGCCGCCTGGCGATGACGGGGCGACCGAGGCATGAGCCGCGAAACGGTTTTGGCGGCTCTCGCTCAGCGGATCGGAGCGCGCCGCGCGCCGTGGCCGGAGATGGACGAAACCGACAGCGCGCCTTACACGCTGCTGATCGATGGCGCGGAGACGGTGACCCGGCGCGAGTACGGCGAGGCTTATATCGATTTGCAAGTGGAGGTTTGGCGGACGGCGAAAGCCGGTGACGACCAGCGCGCGACGGCGGCAAGCGGGACGCTGGAAACGCTGATCGCGCAGATTTACGGGACCGACCCGACGCTCGGCGGGGAATGTCTCGGGATGCGCTACGCCGAAGGCAACACGTTTTACCCGGCCGACGGAACCGACCTCGTTGGAGCAGCCGTTTCGTTCGTCCTGGAGTACGCGCGCCCCGAATAAGCAGGACGATCCGCCGCATCGTGCGGCCCGCCGAGAGGCGATTTATCCCAGTAGCTGGAGATTGCAATGGCAAAGATTTTGACAGCGCAAGCGATTTACTATGAAGCCGGCGTCACGCAATACCCGTTCGCCGCGCTGGCGAACAGCGGCGACAATAAAACGTTTGCCGACTCCCGAAAGCCTTGGTCCCAGGCAACGGGGAGCGAGGCGGTGATCGCGCCTTACGGGGTCATTACAGGCGGCGCGATCACGCCGGACGATGCGGCGGCCAACAACACGGTCGACGTCGCGGCGCTGACCGCGATGATGCCCGGCGCGACCGGCGCGAGCGCCACCACCGGCATCCTGACGGTCGCGGCGTCCGCCAACCTCGCAATTACCCGCGCGGCAGCGGGTGGAGCGCCGTACAAAACGACCTCCATTACGATTACGGCGGCCGGCGCAATTGCCGCCGTGGCCGGAACCGATGGCGCGGCGCAGGTCGAAACGCGCGGCGCGGCAGGCGGCCCGCCTTTCATCCCCGTCGATTCCATCGAAATCGGGCAGGTGCGCCTCGGCAGCATCACCGCCGCGCCCATCGCCGCAGGCGAAATCTATCAGGTTCCTGGCTTGCACCAGGAGCGCGCAGACCTGCCGGTCTACTCCGCCGATTATTTGGCCGGGAAAGTGACGTTCGCCTCCGCGCTCCCGCCGATTCACACCGGCTCGGTCGCCAAGCGCGTTTACGCGCGCGTCGCCTTGCCGATCTTTGCCGAAATCCCCAACACCAAAGACTGGGTGCCGGCCAAAGAAACGCTCTCGGTTCAGTCCGACGCTTACTACGACGGCGTGGTCGGTTCCTCGTCTTCGTCTATCGGCGCGGCGTCGTTCTCGGTCGCGCTCAACGACGGCCACGGCGATCTCCTGGTCCAGAACGAGGGCAAAAACCTGCTGTGGATGTTCAAGCCCGACAAGAATGGCGCGGCCTATTCGCTGACGCAGGGAGCCTACAGCATCGCCCAAACCTTCGGCGTCAAAGCCGCGCCGACCGGGACGGTCACGATTGCCGCCCAGCAAGCCACCCGAGCGTTTGCAGCATGAGCGCGCTTGCCCGCATCCGCAACCTGCAATGGGAGCTTCCCACCCGCGCGGTCCCGATCCCGGCTGCGCTACGGGAGGCTGAGCCGGATCTGCCGGAATCGTTTACGGTCAGAATGGCCACAGCGGCCGATACCGCGTTTGTCGCCGAAGCCGACGACCGGGCAAAAAACATGGCGGCGATGATCGAGGCGCTTGCCGCTAACTGCTTGCAAGACAAGGCCGACGCGATCAAGGCCGCCGCCGGGCTTGATGGGCAGCCGCCAAAAGCGTTTTCGCGCCAAGTCGAATTTATCTTGCGCTGCGTGAGCGCGCCAGAACTCGACCGCGAAGACGTGCTTTGGATCAGCCGGACGTTCCCGGCGCTTTTCCTCGCGCTGTTCGCCGCGATCATCGAGTTATCCGGCGAGGGCGGCGCCGTGGGAAAACCGCCTGGCTCTACGGAGACCCCATCCTTAGAGCCGAGCTGACGCTATGCGACCTTCGGGGTCGCTTCCTGTTCGAAGTGCGCCCCGATCTGTTCCCGCAAGGGCGACTGACGACCGAGGAAATGGCGCTGTGGGGGATGTTTTATGACGAGCGGAGCCGAGAGCGAAAGGGCTAGCGCCATCCCTGGCGCGGGGTGGGCGTCAGTTGAATGTAATGTTCAGTCCGCGATTGGGATAGCTCAGCACGTCGCGGGCGACGTTATCCAGAATCAGGTTTTGCAGCTCCAGCAAATGGCGCATGGCGTGATATTCGACGCGCGCGCCCTCACGAACAACGCTGTAAGGATCAAAGAAACTACTTCTCAACATGCCAAAACAAGCATCGGAAACTTTTTTCAGCGCATCGGGGGAAACCTCAAGAAGTTGCGGGGCAACAACCTGAGAGCTAGATTTATTTTCTTGCTGCCAACGCGATTGGTTTCTCGCCTGATCAGCTTGCAAATAGCGCTGATTGGTATTTGGGTCAGTGTAGATTGTCGCTCTGGGGGTATAAGACTCTTTAGAGAAGTCGCTTGGCGCTGGGGCCGACACGGGGGCGGTTTGTATCCGCCTTCTTTCAAGCCCCCGCTGTTCCGCTTCTCGAAACATCTTTTTTTCGGCTTCGGACATCTGCCCGAAGGACGCGCCAGCGACCAAGAGAAAGAGGCAGGCTGTAAACGCTTTCATAATATTACCGCCGTTTCATCGATTCTTTCAGCAGTTGCAAGCGCATCATATTGTCCTCGTGCATCTGCTGTTTCAGGTTGCGGACCTCTTGTTGGTGAGCTTCAATCGCCCGCGCCTTCGCGAATTCCGCGCGCCGGTTGGCATCGTCGGCCTCCTTCTGACGGGCGTCCCGCAGCATCTCCTTTTCTCCTTCGCGCAGCCCGCTTTGCGCGGGGGAAGCGCCCGCCGCCGGGGCGCTATTTCGATCCTGCAACGGGACAGTTTCAGTCTGCCCGCCGCTGGAACCGCCGTTATCCCGAACGCTCATTCGAGCGCCTTCTGGGCATTCCTTCTGCTGGTAAATCGCCTTTCCGTCTGGATCCGGACACTTGTAAATCTTCTGCCCGAAGGCCGACGAGCCGATCAACGCAAGGCCAAACGCCACAACCGCAAGCTTCATCTGAGCGCTCCTTTATGCCATCCATGCGTTACAGCATAACCCGCGCCAAGCTGGGGTCAAGCCGTGGCTAACCTGCAAAGCACCATCGACCTCATTTTCAACGGCGTCGACAACGCCTCGGAGGTCGCCAAGCAGGTCAGCGGGAGCTTGGGGGATCTTGCGAGTTCGGCCGAGGATATCAGCGCGCCGTTTGCCGACTTGGCCGGCAAAGTCGCCGTGGTTCAGACCGCCATGACCGCGCTGGCGGGCGTTATCGGCGCGCTGGCGTTCAACGAGTCCGCAAAGTTCCAAGCCTCGCTCTCGGACTTGCAAAAACAAATGGACGCCAGCGAAGGCAGCGCGGCCGATTTCGGCCAACGGCTCGAATCGCTGGCGCTGAAGTACGGCCAGAACAACAACGAGCTGGTCAAATCCGCCGCCGATTTCAAAGCGGCCGGCTACGACATCGACACCTCGATCAAGCTCGTTAAAAGCTCGATGGATTTGGCCATCGCCGGCGGCGTGGAAACCTCGGCGGCAGTGGATGTGATGAACCGCTCGCTCGCCGGGTTCCAAGTGCCGGCGAGCGAAGTCGCGCGCGAGGCCCAGCACATCGGCGACGTGCTGAACAAAACCGCCGACCTCACCAAATCCAGCTTTGGCGAGCTGGCAATCGGATTCGCCGACCTGTCACCCATCGCCAAACAAACCGGGCTGTCCATCGAAGAAACCTTCGCGGTGCTCTCGAAAGTGGTGGACGTGTTCGGCTCCGGCTCGGAAGCCGCCAATGGATTGAAATCGGGTTTTCTGTCTCTGGTCGATCCGAGCAAAGAAGCGGCGAAGGCGATGGCGGCGATGGGCGTCGACATCAAGGGTGCGGACGGCTCGCTCAAGTCGGTCAAAGACATCCTGGCCGATCTTGCGCCCGCCTTCGGCAAGCTCGATGAAAGCCAGCGCCTCGCGGCGGCGAGCATCATCTTCGGCAAAGACCAGGCCGCCAAGATGGTGCAGGTCATGGAAAATTACGGCGGCGCGATGGAGTTGGCCGCGAAGCTCACCAGAGAAGCCGGCGGCAGCATCGAGCGCGAAGTTACGGCGAAGCTCAGTCTCGCGGAAACCCAGGTGAAGCGGACCGACGAAGCGTTTCGCCAACTGCTCCAGACCATCGGCGATCAGACCTTGGTCAATACCGGCGGCGTCATCGGCTCCATCGGCGATCTGGCCATCGCGTTTCGCGACGTGATCCGATCAGGTTCGCTGGAGCCGCTTTTTTCGGCGCTGCGCTCGCAGCTCGGCGACATCGAAACCTTGTTTAAGACCGTCGCCAACAACCTGCCCGCCGCTTTTTCCGGGCTGAAGTTCGACGGCCTGCTCACCTCGCTCAGCGAGCTAAAGGGCGCGGCGAAGGTGGCGCTCGAAGCGCTGTTTGGGCCTGTCGATATCAGCACCGTGGACGGCCTGCGCGATGCGCTGCAAAAGGTGGAGGACATCATCACCGGGCTGGTGCGGGTAACGGCCGGCGAGCTTGGCGGGTTTGCGCCGTTTTTGAAAGGCATCGGCGCGCTGGCCAACGAGTTTGCGAATGCGGAGGGCGGTACTCAGAAATTTATGGGCACGCTGCTCGGGCTTGGCGTTTCCATCAACGCGGCGAGCGGCTACTTCGAGGGCATCAACACCGCGCTGCTGAGCTTCATCGCCTTTGGCCCGAAACTGGCTCAAATTCCATCGGCCTTGTCGGGCCTCGCGTCCGGACTCTCCGCGTTCGCCACCAGCGCCGCCGGACTTAAAGTCGGAATCGCGGGCGTTGCCACGGGCGTCGGATTGCTGGCGTTTGAAATCACTCGTTTAACCGGACTAGATAAAACCCTAAACGATGTGCTCGCGCCGGATTGGCTGTCGGGCTACCAAGGCGCGACGCTCGGCACCGTCGCCGCCGATGTCGCCGAAAAGCTGGGGCTGCTCCGCCCGTCCGCCGAATCCACTGCCGCCGCGATGGCGGCCCTCCCTCCTGCGTTCGCCAAACAAACCGAAGCCGCCAGGGAAACCAGAACCGAGATTAACGCTTGGCTTGATAAGCAGGAAGCGGCGGCGAAAACGGCGGGCGATACCAAGGGCGAAATCGACGCGCTCACCGAGTCGTTTCGCAAGCAAGGACTCGAATACAACGCCGTGACTGGCGAAATCACCCGCGTCGTGTCGTCGCTTCAGGCTCTGCCATCGGGCAAAACCGCCGAACAATTCCAGGAGATTTACGACGCGGCAAACCAGCTCGTGCCGAAGCTCGTCAGCGTTCGAGACGCCAATGGCCAGATCGTCCAGACCTACACCGAGATGGCGCCGAAAGCGCAGGCGATGGGCGGCACGTTATCGGTGGTGTCGACAGCTTATTCCGAACACGCTGCCAAAATCGAGGAAGCCAAGAAAAAGAGCGATGAATTTTTGCTCAAAATGGAAGAAATCGCATCCAACGAGCGGATCAAGACCATCGAGTTTGCCGTCAACTTGCAAGTCGAGAAGGTCAAGGCCGACGCCGAGCGCGTCAAGGCGGTGTTCGAGTCGATCAACGTCGCGATCCAATCGACCGGCGATGTGTTGTCCGGGCTGTTCGGCAACCTGAGCGGCGCGGGCACTTATGACCGGCTCGAAATCTTGGAGCAGATCGAGAAAGAAAACCAACTCCGGCGCGATACCTTCGACCTGCAAAAGAAGATGGCCGAGGTCGAGATGGACCGCATCCGCGCCCAGACCCGCGCGCTCGATCGCGGCGACGCTCTGATCAAGATCGAGGCGATGGGCCTCGAGCCGGAAATCGAGGCGTTTTTGTGGAAAATCCTGCAAAAGATTCGGGTCCGCGCCAACGCTGAATTCCAGTCCTACTTGCTGGGCGTAGGGGCGACGGCGTGATCGTCATCACCACGTTTGATTACGACCCCAACGGCTATGTCGCCCTTGATGCTCGGATCAAAAACCCGTTTGGCGGGGAGCGTCGGGGCAGCGTGACCGCGACACTCGACGGCGGCGCATCGCACTACGACACCGGCTACAGCGAGAGCGACCGCGAGTTTTCCGCGACCCTCAAGCGCCCGTCGCGCGCGGCACTGGACCGGTTGCAATACCTGCTGGCGTACTACCACGAGGTACGCCTGAGCATGGAATCGGGCTGTTTCCGGGTCCGGTTCTCGTTCGCGCTCGACGGCGATACCGCAACGCTCAAATTCCGGGCGCTGGCCCGGCTGGACAAATGACATGACCTCCTCGATTCACGCTTACGACCACGCTTGGAGATTAACGAAAACCGGCGTGATCGATGTCGATACCGACGAGCTGCGGATTGCGCTGGTGACCAGCGCCTACTCACCAAACCCCGCACACACGCAGTGGGCGGACGTATCGGCTTTCGAGGTGGCGGCAGGAAACGGCTACACCACTGGCGGCGCTCGACTGCTCGCGCCTGTCGTCACCAACAGCAAGATTACCTATACCAATCCGACGTGGCCAAGTCTAACTAAGGTGTTTCGATACGGCGTATGCCGAGCGGTCAAGACCGTGGCGGGGCTGACCGACCCGCTGCTGTTCTGGGTTTTGTTCAACACCGAACCGGCCGATGAAATTCAAAACTCCGCGAATTTTGAGATCAAAATCAATCCGACCGACGGCCTGTTTTATCGGCCCGGCTGATGAGCGCGATCTGGTTTTCCGGCACGCTCGATCACGCCTACACGCTCAATCCGGTCCAACTGCGCGGGTATGACGCGAGCGGAAATTTGCTCTGGTCGATCCGGACGAATGACATCCGCGACCATGATTTTCTCGCGCTGGCTAACAGTCCGGCCAGCGCGCTCTCCGATTTCCAAGACCCCTACTTTTTCGCGCCGGGATTCGATCATTACGGCAATGCCGTAACCCTCGTCACGACCTCGTTTACCGCCGGCGTCCGGAACCCGCGCCGACAGCCGATCCAGCAATTCGCCGTCGGCCGTGATGGCCGCATTTACTGCGCGTTCGGCCCCTCGCCCAGCTCTCGGACTCTCAAGCCCGGCGTCACCGAGGGCCAAGTCCGCGACATCCGGCAATACGTATCGGTCCAGCCGTATCAATCAAAATACCACGGCATCGGCGTTGCGCTCACGATACCGGCCGGCGACCCGAACGTCGGTTACGATGACCTGACCGTTTACCCGTACCAAAACTACGTGACCGGCGTCAACGGCGAGCCGTTTTACATCGACCTGTACTGCCGCTATTTCGCGGCGTTCCGCCAAGGTGGCGACCGGATCGAGCATCCCGAGCTGCACGGCCGACCGGTGTACGCGGTGGCGGCGAACGACGCCGAGGGCGGGTTTTACCTGGCCGGCGAGCCTTCGGGAGCCGGTGAAATATTTTTGCGGAAATACAATGCCGCCTTCGCTCAGCAGTGGTCCGCGCCCATCGCGCGGTGGTGGCCGACGATCCCGTATTACACGCCGCCGCCGGGCTTTGGGGTGGACGGCTGGTACACCCGAACATGGGAGAAAACCGCCAACATCGTCCTGGACGCGGCGGGCGATGTGTACCTTGCGGGGCATTATGAGTCATACAGTCACGCGCCCTGGGCCGAGTTCTATCCGTGGAGTTACACGTCGGGCTGGCTGCGCAAATACTCAGGCGCGACCGGTGTTTTGCTGTGGGAGCGCCGCTTCGGGCCGGGCGTGACTAACCTTGCGACCGACGGCACAACCTTTTATCTCGCCTTGCGCGAGCTGGCCCGGCAGTACCGCATCGGCGACACCGCCCATTATTTTCGGGGCGATCAAGCGCCCTGCGACATTTTAGCGTGGGACCCGGCCGGCGCGCTGGTCGGCACCGCCGCCACCCCGCACACGATCACTATCCATAATCAAGGTCAGCCGAACCAGTCCGAAACTATCGCCCGCAGCAGCAATGTCATGTCTCCGTTGCGGGTGGTCGCGTCCGGCGGGAGGCTATACGTGTCGCATAAGAGCGCAGCGTTCAACGATCCGGCGAACAACCCTAAATTCCTGCTCGTCTACGACACCGCTACCATGACGGAAGTCTCCCGCGTGCCGGCGCTGTCGGACCAGATTTATTTGATGGCCCGCAACCCGGTGGATAAATTTACCGACTTCGCCTTCGACGCGGCAGGCAATCAGTATTTTCCGAAGATCGGGCTGGATCTGCTGACCCCGAATTTTATGGCGTTCACCCCGGCGGCAGCGCGGCTGTGGGAGCCAAAGACGGCGGACGGGTTGTCGCAGGCAAACAGCCGCGCGGCGGTTTGGGATGGCGGGCGGATTTGTATCGTAGCCTCGCCGCATCTTCCGGCGCTGCAACTGGGGCTTGCGCTTGGCGTCCCCGCGCCGGTCGGTGATCGCTATGTGTTAATCCCCGGCCTGCCGCTCCCGCTTGGCCTTGGCGCGCCCTCGGTCATCCGAGAGTATGTCGGCCCGGCGCGGCCGATTATCTATCGGCTGTTTTTGCGATTCGCGACAGCCGTCGAGCTGCCGTTTTCCTCGCTAACCCTCCGCCGCACGGCTGGCGGCCGCCAATTGTCGGCCGTGGCCGTCGCGCCCGACATCGACACGCTCCAGGCCATCGAGGCTGCGCCAGCGGTCATGCTGGCAGTCATGCGCGGGGTGTTGCTGCCGGGCGGTATCGAGCAAGCCGACGAACTGCTGTCGCTCCCGCTCTATTCGATGCGCGCCGACCTTGGCCCGCGCCGGTTTTCAGTTTCGCTCGAAGGGCGCGGCGCGGAAACACCGGACGCCCCGCGCGCCCGAACCATTAAAGGCGTGAGTTATCGCGCGCTGATCGACGGCCGACGCCGGGCGCGCGCGGACGTTGACCCGCTGATCAAGCCCGGCGATACCGCGTTGTTAGACAGCGGGGAATCGTTTGTCGTCGGCGAAATCACCATCACGCTGACGCCTACCAGCGCGGTCATGGAAGTTGCCGAGATATGATCGTCACCGGCGGTTTCCGGGTCGGCAACCTCACGACGCGCGTTTATGACGACGACGGAACACTGCTCTGGTCCGCCGATCACGGCGCGACGGTTTATGGCGTCGCGGCGGATGCCTCGGGCAACGTGTATACCGCCGGAACGCGGGTCGGCAACCTCACCACGCGAAAATACGACAGCACCGGCAATTTGCTTTGGTCCGCCGATCACGGGGCCGGGCTGAATTGCATCGCGGTCGACTCGGCGGGAAACGTGGTCACCGGCGGCTCTCGGGTCGGCAACCTCACCACGCGAAAATACGACAGCACCGGCAATTTGCTTTGGTCCGCCGATCACGGGGCGGCGGTTGATGGCGTGGCGGCCGATCAGGCCGGGAACGTCTACGCCGTCGGGGCGGTGGTGGCGGGCGTGACGCTGCGAAAATACGCGCCGGATGGTACGCCGGGGATGACGCTCAATTTCGGCAACCGGGCGCGCGCTATCGCGGTCGACCCCAACGGCTACATTTTCCAAGCCGGCGACCGAAGCTTGAATTATCTGTACACGCTGCGCCGGTACGCGCCGGACGGGACGGCCGGCTGGACGAAAGACCAGAACAACACCATTTATGCCTGTGCGGCTTCGCCGGCCGGATCGGCGATCATGGCCGGCGCGATGCAAACCAACATCGCCGCGCGGGCTTACAATTCTGCCGGAACCGCCATCCCGATCGTTAGCCCTGGCAGCGAAACGCTTTACGGTGCGGCCTTCGACACCGGCGAAAACCGCCTCCTCGTCGGCGCGCGAACGAACAGCAAAACGGTCTGGAAATGCGACACGTCCGGAACACTGCTCTGGTCCGCCGATCACGGCGCGGACGTTTACGCCGTCGCCTTCGCGCCCTCGCCAGTCGTGCGGCTGATTCCGGGCCTACCGCTCCCGCTCGGGCTGGGCGTGCCGAGCACCGGAACTTATATCGATTTGCCAGCGCTCTCGATGCCGCTGGCGCTGGGCGTGCCAAGTGTGTCCGAGCACGCCGAAATCGACATCGCCGGGCGGGCGGTGGCGCAGCTTTATCGAGCCTATCTCGCCGTGTCCGGGCAATCCGGTATCACCGAGATCCCGTTTGCCTCGCTCCAGTGCGAGCGCCGGTTAGGCGCGTCGACCTGGGTGACGCTCGCCGTTCCGGCATGGAGCGAGGATCTGGAATCGCTGATCGAGTCGACAATGGGCGGCGAATTGGCGGTTTATGCCGGCTACCGCGCCCTCGGCGGCGGCGAGGTGCTGGGGCCTTTTTTGCGCGCGACGATCACCGACTATCGCTACGAGCGCGATCCTCGATCAGCCAGCATCACTATCGTCGGTCGCGTCATCACCCCGTCCTATGCCGCGCGGACCCGGACGCTTAAGGGCGTGCAAAGCCGAAACCCCGTCGGGCGGCGCCGGGCGGTCTGCGATGTCGATCCGCTGTTGCGCCCAAACGATACAGTCATCGACGGGCCAGCATCATTTATTGTCGGCGCGATCAGCTACCGGATCACGCCGAACGACGCATCGATGCGGGTCGAGGAGCGGGGCAGTGGGTAAGGCCACGATTGTCGAAAACCTGGGGAAAGGGAAGTACCGGGCGCAACTGAAATACGATCTGCGGGCGCTCGAAAAGACGCTGGCCGCGCTCAAAGCCCAGCGCGACGATGAGGCGATGGTCATGATTCGGGCGCTGCTCGCGCTCTCGGAGCTCGAAAGCGCCAAGGTGGCAGCAAAATCCGGGCTTGATGCAATAATCGATCAATGGATGTCCGGGTTGATCGCGAAGTATCGCGAAGCGCCGCCGTTGATTGTGCCCGACGACCCGAACGACCCGGAAACCGGAGCGCCTTGGGCCGACCCGGATCGCGCGCAGGACGACAAATTGCTGGCCGCGATCAACGCCGCGCGCTCGGCGGCGGGCGCGCCGTCGGTCACTCGCAACGCAAAACTCGATTCGGCGATCCGCTCTCACCTGCTGTACCTCGCCCGCTCGCATCGGGTGACGCATACCGGCGAGGATGGGAGCAATCCGGCGGATCGGGCGCGCCAAGGCGGATATTTGCCGCTCGCAGGAGCCGGCGAATGCCTGGCGTTCGGGCAGCGCTCGGCCTCGGCGGCGGTCGCGCGCTGGAAAATCAGCGACGCGCCGACCTTGCTCGATCCGGCTTATACCGACGTGGGCGTCAGTTTTCGCAACGCGCCGGAAAATCCCTATGGGTATTTGTGGGGGGCGGTATTCGCCGCGCCGGGCGGATCGCCGGGCGCGCTGGAAGAAAACCCGGTCAAAAATGAAGAACAGAAGGTCGATCAAGCGCTCGACCCGATCAAGCCGCCGAAGACCCAAGACGCCACGCCGCAAAAGTTGGCGGACGCGGCCGGCGAATTCGCCCGCGCCTCGCAAAAGGTGCGGCAGGGCAAGGACAAAATAAAACTGCTGTTGCTCGAACGCATCGAGCGCTCGCGCGCCATCGGCGAGCTGGAAAAAGCCAAGTCGAAGGCCGACACTGTTTTTGAGGTGTGGGCGTGCCAGTACGAAGACTATTTGGAGACCGGCGACGTGGTATCCACCGCCGAAGTTCCGGGCCATTACAAAGAACCGAAAGGGGCGGAGGAGCGGCCGATCAATTTGATTCCGCCGCTTCTGAATGCGGGCGGGCTGGCTCCGGCTGAGGGCCTGAGCGCGGCCGGCGTATTCGTAAACGCCGCGCTGGAGCCGGGTCATTTGCGATGGCGACCGGTCTGGCGCTACGGCACGATCCTGACGCTATCAAACGATAGCGGCGGGGGATGGTCTGGCGAAACGAATTGGAGTTGCTCGGTCCGTCTCGGTCCGGCCGACGCCCGGATGTTTGATCGCGAGCCGGGCGCGTACTCGCTGAATCTACAAGCCGACGAACTGCTCGCCAACGTCCCGATCAGCTACCCGCCCTGCAACGGCTGGGTGTTTCAAGCCGGCGACGAGGTTCTAGTCTTGTTTGAGGGCTTCTCCCGCGAGAAACCCAAGGTCATCGGCTTTCGCCGTTCGCCCCGTCTCTGTCCGGACGGGCGGGTAAGCTGGCGGGGGTAGGTTGAATGGCGCACCCGGCAGGATTCGAACCTGCTGCCCTCGACTTAGAAGGCTGATGCTCTATCCAATGAGCTACGGGCGCTTAATTAAAGTATTCCTCGTCTTTTTCAAGCTGATCATCTTCGTGCTCATCCGGAGCCAAGAAGACAATCGGATTTTGCGATTCGACGCCCCACGCGCCAACGTTGCGCGGGTTGCTGCCGCCAAACGGCAAAATTCCCTTCCGAAATTTCGGCTTCTTCCGCTCCAAGACTGCCAATTTTTTCCTCAGCAGCGCGCTGAATCCCGTCGATTCGAGCGGCGTTACTGAGAGGTAAGAGTCGCGCTCGATAGCATTTTGCCCGACTGGCAGCAAAATTTGACGAAGCCGGACCGATACCGCTTCCGTGCCGACTTCAAGAGTGGTCTCTCGCACATCGCGCATGATCGATAGAATTTCATCGGCCTCATCGCCCGCGATTACGCCGTTTTCTGCTAGACGGATTTTCCTCACTGTCTCCTGAATGCTCCCTGTCTTTTTAGCGTAATCCAGCGGCACATCAATCCCGTCCGCCAGCAAAGTCCTTACTCCAACGAACGGCAGGTCCACGGCGCTATCTCGCGCGACCCTGACCCCGCACTCAGGGATTTTGGAATTCCGGAGCTTTGCCGTAAACTGCACGAGACGTCTTGCCACGTCTGCTATATTGCTGAACATGAGCCTAGCCTAACCTTTAATTTTTCGCCCGAGCAGAAAATCTGCAATGTTGGCCCGAAGCTTATCTCGGTCCTTCCTCTTCATTTTACGTCCGTGAATATATGCTCCGAAACCGTCAAAGCATTCTTGCAAAAGTCGCTTGGCCGTCTCAAATTTGACGGCATCCTCGTCATCCATCTTTTAATCCTCAATATTAATAATAAACTCTGCCAGCGTTTCCGCGATGGCAGGCAGTGCCATCGTTTTTGCCCAACCCATCATTGCTGTGAAAAGAATTGGGACTTCCTTTATTGCCGACTTGCTTTCTTCAGAAAGTTGCGCGCAAATAAGATTATCGAAATTATCGTCGGTTTCTTGGTCTCTCCCAACAACAAGATGAGCGAGGTCCTTTTTACTCCAGTCCTTGCACAACACATCCATGTAACCATAATCGCCGTCATCTCCTAGAATTTCCTTCTCGATCTGATCGAGAAGCTCGGACTGCTCTTTCGTGATTTCAATATTGATGCGATCTTTAATATTCATCTTGAATCTCCTGTAAGGTCAGCCTGAATAGTTAAATAAATTTTTTAAGCCCTTCTGGGATCGGCGTATTTTGATAAGCCGGGAAATACCAGAACTTCCGCGTTGGGTGCCATTTAGCCCCATACGCCTTCGCTTCATCCTTCTGAGCGTATGACACATTTAGTATCACGCTCGTATACGGCGCGGCCAAGTCGAGCGGCTTTCGGCGAGCAGCCTTTTTATTTTCCGGCATCACCGTCGGAAGCTTGCCCGTTTCAATCCATATCATCGCTTGATTTAGATCATTTTTTTCTACTTGCTTCATCAGCGCATTCAAAGCCTTCCAGTCGTCCATGCTGGCGTTTTGCATAGAAGAAAATATTTTTTCGGCGATCTGATTGGCTTCCATCTCATTTCCCTCTTCTGTTCCAGACGACCCCGCGCCGCCTTTGATGGTTTCTATACTACTGCTATCGTATACGACATTCAATAGGGTAATGAAAATAATTTATAAATATCGTATACTGCTCGCGTGAATAAAAAAATAGAGACAACCGCGCAGCAACGCGCGAAAAAGTCGTATGAGCAGCGCACCGAAAACCGGGTGGTTCCGGTGCGGCTTGGGACAGATTCGAGAGCGCGGCTGGATCGGCTGGCGGCGACTTACGGCGGGCGACGCGCGGCGATTGAAGCGGCGCTGGAGGCGCTGGAGGTGCTGGATCGTGTTGGCCGTCAGTCTGACGCCGCCGGCTCTTAATCGCTGGCGATTTTCGCCAGCGCCGCCTCCGCTTCCGCTAGATCGGAGGTCTGCTCCGCTGGAGATAGCAGTTGGTAGGCCGCTACCGATGCTCTATAAGCCGTCGCTAGCGACGGCGCGTCGATGCCGAGCTGCAAAAGCGCCCCCAGGTCCCCGTTCATCCTGGCAAAAGCCGCGTCGTGGACGGCCTTGGCGCCGTTCCGCTCGATGGCGGCGAGGATGGCGGCTTGTTCGCGCAAGACGGAGGTCGGTCCGCCCGCCGCTTTAATCGTTTCGACTTGCTCGGCGTTGAGCCGGGCGGAAACTGTTTTATTGCCGGCTTCGCGCCGGCGTTCTTCATATCTTGCTTGTCTGCTCATAGCTCGATCCCCTTCCGCCCGAATTCCGGCAGCCAATTCCACCCCGACGCAACTGGAAATCTAGCTTTCGTGGCTGCCCGGACAGCTTCGCTATCCTGCGCTACCCAGTATGTTCCCAGCCATTCCTGCTCAGCGTGCCGAAACTGGAACCCCAGCGCTTTTAGCGTCTCCTTGACTCGAAAGGTGTCGCCACCAACCGCCAGCGCATTTCCGAATTTATCGTCCTGCGTAGTCCCGACGGTCAGCCCAATCCCACACTGTAGGAATTGAAGGTCGATTTGCTCGCTCATTTTGCTCTCCTGTTTGTGTTGTCGATGTAGTAATACTACTATGTCGTAATACGACAGTCAAGCGATGGAGCGAAATATTTTTCGGGGCTGGCGGCGCTGCCCATTAACCCCAGCTGGTGCCCGAAGTGGTGCCCGAAGTGGTGCCCGACGCGGCAATAAAAAAGCCTTGCATCGTTGCAAGGCTAGAAACCGGATTGGAATCTTATTGGAACTCTGTTCGGCATCGTTCCGCATCGTGCGTTATCGCAATGGCCAGAGCAAACTATAACTAGTTGATATTGAAGCTCTCTATTCGAGAGAGCTGCACTCATAACGCCCTGCTAGCGGTGAGCGGGGATAGCGTCCAGCAATTTTGATAACCCCCACAGATCGAGCCCGCGCTCGACCCGCTTTCCCGCAACCGACGAATCGCCCTCGATAGCGAGACGCGCGGCCATCGCCGCGACTTGAATGGCCTCCTCGCGCACGGCGTGCGCCGGCTGATCGAGCACGGCTTTGCACAACTCGCCAACTTCCTCGACCATCGCGATAGTCGTCAGCCGATCGCCCGGAAACTGTTTGCGCGCCTGGTCAATCTCCATTGCGACCTCGATCATAAAGGTGGCAACTACCGCGCCGCTCAGCAGCGCTTGCAGCTCTCGTTTTGTGTCGTCTGTTTTTGGCCACTCTCCGCCAGACTCCGCGCTCTGAAATTCAGGCTTTGAGGCATCATGCAAATACCGCGTGATCGCTCGCTTTACGATGTCCGGCGCGGCTTGGCACAGCGCCCGCACCCCCTGGCGATCTACTCCTTTCCAGAGCATATCTCCCAAATTCGATACCAGGACAAATGGCTCCAGGCTCGCGACTATCGCGTAAGGATCGCAACGATAGATTTCGCCGCTTCCGCGCAATGCTGTATCTCCGATTGGAATTACCACGTCACCGATTTGCATCTTTGCTCCTCATCGAATTGTTATTACTCGAATACCGCTATTGCTGGATTTCCTTCTGCCGAAAATCCCGATATACCGACGATAAGCGCCGAACAACAAGCTCGGCGTTTTTCCATAGCTGTTTCGAGATGTTTCTATCGCATCGTCAATCATATTACCGTGCGCCCAGCAAAAGCATTCTGCTTGACTCTTAACAAAGTCTCGCAACGAGATAAGTACCCCATCAAAAGAAACCGGGTATTATTTTAGCCATTAAAAGCCGATAGAGGTGGGTGGAAATGAAGCGTATTCGGTCATTAAGCGACGCGGAGTGCGAAACGCTGCGCGCGGCCTGGAAGGGGGGACCGAACGGTCGAGTGCGGCAACGGGCGCAGGCGGTGTATTTAGCGCATCGGGGATATCGGCGGATTGCGCTTTCGGGGTTCTTCGAAGTGGACGTGGACACGATCAGCGCTTGGCTGGACGGATGGGAGCGGGACGGGCTATGCGGGTTGTATGACGGGCCCCGTTCGGGACGGCCCCGGATTTACACGGCGGGGGAAGAAGCGCGGTTGTGCGGCTGGCTGGATGAGGAACCCCGCCAGATCCAACAGGCGCAAGCCCGGCTGGAACAGGCGACGGGCAAACCGGCCAGCCGACAAACCGCACACCGGATCGTCAAAAAAAAGCGTATCGCTGGAAGCGGTGCCGACGGCGGGTTAACGGCCCGCGCGACGAAGCCGCCTTTCGCGCGGCGCACGTCCGGTTAAGCCAACTCCAGCACGGTCATTCCCAAGGGATCATCGACTTGTTTTATTTCGATCAAAGCGGCTTCACGCTCACCCCGTGCATCCCCTATGCTTGGCAAGGTCGGGGGAAGCCGTTGACCCTCCCCAGCGCCGCGAGCCCGCGCGTGAATGTCTTGGGGTTCATGAGCCCCACCCATCAGAGCCACTTTCAAACCGTGATCGGGCGCGTCACCTCGGCCACCGTCATCGCCGCCCTGGATGCCTTCGCCGCTCAAACCGCCCGCGCCGGAAAACTTCGCTTGGTCGTCCTGGATAACGCGCCCATTCATACCAGCCAAGCGTTTCAGGACCGGATGGTGGACTGGTTTCGCCAGGGCGTCGGTTTCCATTGGTTGCCACCCTACAGCCCCGAACTCAATCTCATCGAAATCCTCTGGCGCAAAATCAAGTATGAATGGCTTCCCCCCAAAGCTTACCTCAGCTTCAATCACCTGAAATCCGAACTCCAAAACATCCTCGAACATTTTGGGTCAAAATACCAGATAACTTTTGATTGAGTACTTACATGCAACGCATGTCGCAAACGTTTTCCATTCTCCATCAGACAGTAGCCTGACTTTTTCAAACGATGCGCCGATGAGAATGTTTTTATGACACTCATCGCACCGATGCGGCTTTCGCGCCTTTTTAATGAGCGTCCGGCTGTAAACTGGAGGGACCTCATAATCGCACCAGCACATTTTCTTATCCGCCTTTATGATTGCCGCGCTTGACATACGCTTGCAGCTCTGCCGGATCGAGCCGCATCAACCGCCGCCCGACCCGCTGCGGTATCGGAAACCCCAGGTTGAGGTACGGCCGCAACCTCGGCGGCACGTCATCCAGCCGGCGCTTGCCCGCGTTGATCTCCGCCGCTGCCAGTGCTGCCAGCGCCAAGTCACTAATCAGCGCACGGGAGCAGCCGAGCAAATCAGCGGCGGTTTGGTAGCTGAGCAGTTGATTCACTTCATTTCCCACCGCAGCGGGGATGGCGGAGCGCCATGCAGCGCGGGCGGGTGCAGAGGAGGCAGCTTGGCCAGTCGCATTTGCTCGAGCACCGCTTCATTGCCATGCGTCAATTGACATTGCCTTTTGTGCGAGCGGGCTGACATCAGTCCATCGTTTTCGACAAAAAAGCCCGGCTCGCTTCTCGGCCTACTGTTGAGCGCGTGCCACACATTGATTTTGTCGACCATCGCATGATCGTAGATGGCGATGGCATCGCCCAACGGAGTGCACGGCTGTGGGATCAGTGGGGTCCATTTAATTCTGAGCGAAGCATTTTTTCTGTCAGGCAGCCGCAAAATTTGCGCCATCAGAAACTCGAACTCGGAAAAATCGTCCAGCGTTTCCCACGGATAGCCAAAGATTTGAAACATCTTGAACTGAATATGCCCGGCCTTCAAAAACGTGTCGAAGTAATCCACGATCTGCGGGATCAAAATCGGTTTATTGACCATTTTTCTGATCGCGTCCGAAAGGCCGTCGATCCCGACTCTAATAAGCTGATTGCTGCGAATCGGCGGCCGGTTTTTCATGACGGTATCCACCCGCATCGACGCAAATCCGGCCAGATACCCTTTTCCGTGAAGCCATTGGAAAAGTGGGAGGTAGTCGGGGTGGCTCGCCTCGTCCGGCGCGTAGAAATTGATTTTTCTGGTGATCTTTAAATCGCATTGCTCCAACACTGAAATTAGGTGGTCCTTCCGGTAAATCCTGGCGGGCGACGAATGCCCGAGTTCGCAGTAATGGCAATTGAATGGACAACCCCGCCCGATCTCGACGTACCACGCTGCCGATCGGGTTCCCGGCCGATTGAGGTAGGGCGGGTTATTCGGCAAGGGGCGCTCGAAGTTTGGCGCGGGAAGCTGATCGCCCGCTCGCCACCGGCTCGATAAAATCGTCCCCGGAAGTTCGGCCAGCGCCTCGACGTGTCCCGTTTCGGCCAGCAAGTCCAGCGCCCTCTTAATCCAGGTTTCCGCCTCGCCCACGCAAACGACATCGGCATAAGGGATCGCCGGGCGCGGGTTGTTTTGCATGACGTGCCCACCCACGATCCGCCACTTGGCGCGCTTGGGTAGGGCGGCGAGGTTCGGAAAATTGTCGCAATGGTGAACGCTGATCAGCTCTACGTCATACCCCGCTTTGGTGTTCCGCAGCACGTCCACCCGATGTCCCGCCGTTCTGGCGTGGTGCGCGACATAAAACGGGCCGATGGACCCGGCGTCGGCGTCGGGGCAGGCTTCGACAAGACAGCAGTTCAGCGGGCGCATGGCATCACGCACAGCGTCTGATTGGCGGCGATCCTACCCGGCGGGCGGATTCCCCAGCGCATGACGGCGCCATCAATGCCCATACGGCGCGCATACAGCTCCGGCAGCGGCCGGCGAAACAGCGCCGTTTGCTCGTCACCTTCCTCGATTTCCCACGATCTGACGCGCCCGTGACCCTGGCTCGACTTTGCGCCGACATGGCGGCATGGCGCGAGGAGCCGGCGAATCTCGGATTCGTCCCCGACGCAATGCCATTCGATTTTTGGCGTGACGCGAAACAACAGCGATTTGCGATAAGCCTTGTAAGGTCCAGCTTTAGTGATGATCTTCTTGGTATCGGCCGGCAAAAACCGTTCGTGCTGATCGTCAAAGCGGCGGTGAAAATAGATAGCGTGCATTTCGTGCAATCGATAAATCGGCGACGACGCCGCATACCACCACCAAGCGCCGTCGCTGATCCGCTCCAACGGTAGCCCTTCTATCGGCGTCATCAAGTCGGACCGGGCTTGGAGAACCGAAAACTCGTCGGGGTCGCGCAGGTAGAGCATCCAGTATGCCAATATCCCATCGAGCGCCGGGGCCCAATCATCGGCGGCAGCGAACCCGTTATATAGATTCGCTATCACTTTAAGCGGTCGCATCAGCCACCTCCGGCAATCGCATGGCGTCCGGCAAATAAAGCATCCCGTTCCCGAACGCTTTTTTGCTTCCGATGCCTTTAAGCAGCATCTCGGAAAATAGATCGGCATCGCGAACGAGCGCGACAGCCTTGACTCTCGCCGGGAAAAAATGGATGACATTGCCGTCGGCGTGCTTGAATCGCCGAGGAGGAAGGTCGAAGAACTGGCAGAAGCCGACCGTTCCGCCCTTGCGCCCCACCACATCGACAAAATAGGCCCGGCGCTTTGCGTTATCCAGCAGCGGGGTTACCTCGGATTTCGGCCCTGCTCCGCCGCGCCGAAACCCCTGACTTTTGCTGATTTCAAGCGCCACCACGCCGTCGATGCCGTAGCTTCGGCCCGCCTCGATCAAGGCTTCGGCGTGCCGGCACGCGGGTGGAATCCGGGAAAGCAGCAAGCACCGGTCGCCCGACTGGCGAAACAGAAACGGTCGAGGCGCGCCGGTCTGGTGTTGCGGGAAAAAGCTGTACAGATACTGATGCACCGTATATGGCGGCAGGTTTTCTGGAAGCGAGACGGCGGCGAAGTGCATCATGATGACGCCGCTCCTAACAGTTGCTTGATCTCGCCGCCGTTAGCGGCCAGCATCTGGTCGTATTGGGCGCGCAAGTGCTGATCGTAAGCGGCTTTTGCGGATTCCGCCTTACCTGCGAGCAGCGGCGGCGCGCCCGCTTTGATGCTCAGAAAGTCGCCGGACTCTCCGGAATCCAAATCGGTGTAACGGACATCGACGGTCACGCGCCCATGCCCTTTGTTGCCTTGGCCGCCCAAAACTGGGGATCGGCCGAACATGTGTAGCGCGGCGACCAAACAGCCAAGCTCGACTTCCGACACGCCGAGGCAATCGCATTCGCCGTACAAATGGACGCCCGGAGCAACTAGCTCAGCCAGCATCCGTTGCTGCGTTTTGTCCTCGTCATCGTCGCTTTTGCTGTCCGTCTTCTTTTTAGCCTTCGGTCCGGCGAGCAGTTTTTCGGCGTCCTGGATGATGTAAGGGATCAATTTGACGTCCTTGCTGTCGTCTTTGCGGCTGAATTGCTGCTCGAAGGTGAGCGCTTTGTAGCGGATGCGCTCCGCCGCCGCGAGCAGATCGTCAGGCAGGCAAGGCATTGCCTCGGCACAGACCGGGTACAAGCACGAAACACGCAACTTTCCGCTTAAAATCTGGTTGCCGACGCCGCCGCCGAGCAAGGATAAATGCGGCAGCGCCGAGCGCAGCTTTCTCGCGGCCGCGATGTCCGTTTGCTGCTCGCCGCCGATTGCTCCGCCGCTAAACAGTAAGTGAAATCCGTCCGGCGGGACTTGTGGAGACCCCAATTTCTCCAGCAGATAGACAGCCGAAAGGTCGCGCCATTGCCCGCGCACCGCGTTTCCGGAGTAGGAAAAGACCCGCTCGACCGAGCCGTCGGGCTGGATGATGGGGTGTTCGACTAAAAACGATGATGTGCTGATCGTCTCGGCGATGTGCGACAGCGGCGAGCGCGTCAGGTAGAGAAAGGACAGCCTGATATTCACAGCGATTCCTCGTCGTCGGGTTCGTTTTTAAAAGCGCTCTCGGTTTCTAGCCTGTCCCTGACCAGCAGTACGATCCAAGCCGTTTCTTTGAAAAGGCAATGAATCACTTTTCCGTGATCCGCCTTTTGCAAAATCCCGGTCAGAAACTCCCGACTCTCCGAGAGCTGCACATACTCGACGCGGCCATCGATGCCGGTACGTGGCACGAGCCGCCGCTGGTCGCTCTCTAGCCACTTCGGCTTTAGCGAGCTTGCTTGCAGCCTCGGCAATAAGGCGTCTAGGAACTCGGGAATGGTGTTGGCGCGCTTTGCCGATGCCTTAATAAAGCGCGTAATCCTGTCCCAGATGTCGGGCTTAATCTTGACTTTCTTAATGTCTCGCGAGCGCCAGGCGGCATAGACGATCAGCGCCGCAACAGCGGCGGATTCGTTGTCGGTGTCAAAGCGATGGATCAAGGCTGTCCTCCCCATCTCGCTGCGCCACGTAATGGCATAAGCCCCAAAGCTGGAGCGACTTCGAGCGCCATTCTCGCGCTGGGCGCTCGGCTTCTCGCCACGTTTGCGCGCCGATTTCGAGTAGCGCTCTGGGGCTATACTGCCCGCTTAAGATGCTATCTTTAGAGAATCCGAGGCGATAAAGTTGCTCGAAATCGGCAATGGCGGCGCGGTATTTAGTGCGGTCGAACGCCAATAAATCATCGTCCACCCGCAGCGGGAATAGGTCTCGATCCAGCGCAATCGCCCCTTTGAAAATGAGTTGCTTTTTTCCCATCGGGGCGATGATCGCGATAAACGGAGGTTCGGGCGGGTCGACAAGCAGCGCTCTCCACCTCGCGCGCGATGGGCATTCATGACGGTCGGGCGAGCTAAAAAGATGGCTCGAATATAGCCAGTTCCACGCGCGTGGCTGCTTGTTCTCCTTTTTCGGGAAAAAGGCCGGAAGGTTGCGCTCAGGATGCGCATTGACGTATTGCGCCCAACCTTCCGCCTGGCTCGTCGCCGCGCACGCTTGACAGATCGCGTCGGATGCGGGCATCAACGCTGCTGAGACGTCGGTAAACGTGGGCGCGATAGCCAATTTTTTAGGCCAGCCGATGCTGTTTGTTTCACCTCCGCACAAATAGCATTGAGCGCATTCGGCATAACGAGGCCCGCGCTTGGGTTGTGGCGGCGGGTAGTCGCCCGCCGAGCAGCACGCCCACGCGAATTGAGGAGGCGTTAACTGTGGATCGAGTAGAGCGGTTTTCATTCCTGCTGCTCTTTTGCCCAGTCGTAACAATTCTTGATTTGGCGATTTTCGACGCCAATCAATCGCACTCCATCAAGCCCGAAGCTGAATTGCAAGACTGCGCTGCGTATGCCGACATCATCTTCAGCCGAGCCCATCGGCATCGATTTTATTTTCTCCGCCACTTCTGCGGCGGTCATGGGGATAGGAGGGTCAATTGGCTTGATCATTTCGGCCCCTCGTTGGCTTTAAGGTCGCTTGCATAGAGCGCAAGGTCAACGCACCGGCGGCCGGCCACGTAATTGATAAAGTCGGTCAATAGGGCATCAACGTCTCGTTGATTAATATCTGCGCCCGTCGCATCATTCATATGCGCATTGCGCCGAATACTCTCCATCGCGCCGGCGCGATACTCTTTCGCGTCCGCGATCAGCACTTTAAGGACTTCAATGGTCTTCATTGCTCAAGCTCGGATACTCATTCCATTCGCGCCCGTCTAATAATCGGCCCGCCGCTTTTTTACCAACTCGCTCTCCCCGTTCATTGAATTCTCCCCACTGCTTGAAGAAAAAGGGGACGCCCGCCGCAACGCACTGATCGCGGATCAGGCGGACCCATTCGACGCTCATCGGCCTTGCGCGCGGACCCGATTCGCCGCCGACAATGACCCAATGGATACCTGGTTTCGCGCCGATATGGCGGCGGCCATGTTCGGCCGGCAGCCAAGGATTAAGCGTCACTTGCTCAATAAGCGGCTCCACGCTCAAAAACCGAACTGGCGCGGCGGTGGCGAGTAGCGCCGGGATGCGCGCGTCGGCTGTCTCCTGATTTTCCACCGACACGCCGAGCCAGATATGACGGCCGATTTCAATATCTGGCGGCTCGCCCGGCTGTATTGGCCGAGACAGTCGGTCAATCATGTCCGCCATGCGCCTCGGTCTTTTGGTGAGTACTTGATATGTGTGCCAGTCAGCTTGATGCATGGCCGAAAAAACCGACTTGATAAAGGATTCGGATACCCATTCCTGAAAAAGATCAGACATGGAATTCACAAGAATCCGGCGCGGTTTTTTCCACGCAAACGGCTGAGTCAATCGCTCGGGATGCTCGGAAACATCCGTAAACGACCTGCCGAAATAAACCGTGTTCGGATTGGCCGACAGCCGCCGCCAATCGCGTTCCGCGTAGCAGTTTTGGCACCCGGCCGAAACTTTTATGCAGCCGGTGACGGGGTTCCATGTTGTGTCGGTCCATTCGATTTTTGATTTTGCGCTCAAAGTGATAACCCCTAAAGCGGCGCGTCCAGGTTTCCGGTTAGATCAAGCGCTAGCTCAACCTCCCGCAATTCTTTTGTGAATACCAGCATATCGGGGTCGTCATCCCATAGCTTGTGATCGATTTCAGATCGACATAACGGGATGAAAAGACGGTCTAGCCCATCGCAGTATCCAAACAGAGCTTCTATCATGTTCATTTGTTGCTCGTCAGCTAAGGCTATTCCAGTCCGGCGGCTTGGCCGGACATCAAATCAGGTCGGGAAGCGGGTTCCGATCCTGACGGCGCGACCGTCGCGTCTCCGCCTTTTCGGATCGCATCATTGATTTTTTCAGAAACCTTTTTTGATTTTTCTGGAGCGCCAGAATCCGCCGGCACGTCGAACCAATCTTTGGATGACGACATGCCATCCCTCAGGCTGGAGTAGATTTTTTTAAACGAAATGATTTGGGCGGGCGTAATCGTCTCGATGCGCCGTTGGATGCGCTGCTCGATCTGTTCTTTCGAGACCCCAAATTCGGCGAAAGCGGCTACCAGTTTTTTCAGGGCTTCCGGCGAGGTGTCCGCATGGGCGCTCAAAGTGATTTCGCATTGCCGTTGCGCGGCTTCCACCACGTCGCCCGGCACGACCGACAAAATACAGTTACGTCCGCGCCGGCTCGCCTGGTTAGCGACCAGCTCGTAAATATCCCGCTCATCGGTCAGCGCGTATCCACCTTTTTTGGTGTCTCGCCAGTGGCGTACGCGGAACGCGATGGATTTGCGCGCGTTGGTCTCCATGTCCCACGCGAACGCCAGTACCTCGGAGTATCCGACTTTGTCGGGGCCGATTCCGCGCGCCACTTCTTTAAATCCGACGTCCATATTCCCCCAGCCTTGGCAGATCGCCTCGGCCAGCCGAATGCTGGGACCGGTGATTTCGGTTCCTCCTCTGGTGTAGCTGTACAAGCTGCTTTCAGCCAGCGTCGGGCGCGAGGCCGCTTGCAAAATTAAATCCATCGACCTCACTGGGTCGCGCGGAAATCGCTTGGCGATCAAGACCATTGCTTGTACTTCCTGCGCCTCCCGCGCAATTCCGGCGTCAGCGAGGGCGGATGCTGGTCTTTCGGCGAGCGCGAAGGGGTTTTCAGAATGATTGGTCATCATAGGAAGGCTCGTTCATCGCCCACGCGGGCAGGTTTAAAGTTTCTATTTCGTCGGAGTATGCGGGCCAGCGCCCGGCAGTCTCGCAGATCGCGAACCCGCGCAAATGGTGCCGCCACAGGCGGAACCCTGCATTGGAAGTCGCGTCGGATAATTGGTAGCAAGCGACCGGATACGGGGCGGTTTTCTCGACCGCCATAAACAAGAACGCCTCGGCCTCTATCCCCAGGGCCTCGCATCCGGCGAGGTAGTGGGCCTGCTGCACGTGATAGCGATAAGTCGCCACGGCCCTCGCGAAACCTTCCGGGCTCGCGTCTTTTGTGGTCTTGAGATCGGCCGCCACGGACGGCGCGAGCCAATCGATTCGGGCCTTGCAGCGCAACCCGGTTTCGTCGGTCCATACGATCGATACCTCGGCCTCTCCGGCGGACAGAACCAAACCGCAGGCGGGATGATTTCGGACGCTGGCCGCAATGTCCAAGGCTTCCTGGTGCGCCGAAGCGTCGAGCGGCGTATAGCCGGCTTCCTCCGCCTCCGCCCTAGCCGCTTTCGCCGCTTTCGATCTGCCGAGGTCCATCGGCTGGTAGCGCTCGGCGAACTGGTCGGGCTCCAGCACGGCGCAGTGCACCGCCCGCCCGAACAGCAAAGCGGGGGTGTCCGCTTGCTCGGTTTTGCATAAGGCCGGATATTTCGCGAATCGGCCTAAAGTCGAGTTCGATACCGCGCTCCAGGAGAAATAGTCCTGGAATGGCACGCCACGGTATATGCCGTCGGGGGGCGGTGCTTGCCTCACCGCACGATCTCCACCCGCCCTGCTCGATGGTTCCAGCGCACCCGCCGTCCGTGGCGGGCGAACAAAGCACAAAAACGGCCGATCGTCATGGATGAGGGCACGCTGAGCCACCAACTTTCATTTCTGATCACGGTGAACCGGTTCGGGTGGGCTATGGGTTGCACTGAGATGTTCATTTTGATTCCTTTAAACATGCCCCGATAAGGCGGATCTTGCTTTCATGCGGCTTGGGAAAGCTCCCACTCGCTGATCGTCACATCATCCGCCAGCGACAGCGCGTCGGCGTCGATCTGGTTTTGAAAGTCCCTGATCTGCCACGCTGGGCAGAGCGGGAGCACGTCGAAGACCGGATAAACCAAGCAATTCATCTGCTCGTTCCAGACCGTACGTTGTCCGCGCGTGCGGACTTCCACGATGTCCGGCTCTCCGCTTTCCGGGTCGCGCTCGTAGATCACGACCATCGGTCGGCACTCTCCGAAGATTTGCGCTTCGGTCTCGAATTCGTATGGGCCGCTCATGACGCTTCCATCCTCTCAAGAAGCCCCGGCACCTTCTCAAACAAGTTGTGCCAGCCATCCAAACAATCGCTAAGTTGCCGCTGGCTGCGCTGCGCCTCGGCCTCCTCGGCCGCTTGTTCGGCTTCGCGCTGGCGGCGCGCGGCCCATAGGTCCGGCTCGTGAAGCTCGATGACCCGCTGCCCGTTGACCGTGTGCTCGACGGTCACAAGCCCGGCGCGCTCACCCGAAGCCTTGGCGGCGTCGGCGTAGAATTCAAAGGTTTTGCACATCGCGCTTACTCCTCAGCCCCCCGACCGCGACCGCGACCGCGACCCCGACCGCGACCGCGACCGCGACCGCGACCCCGTTACGTCAAATCCGGCGCGCAAGATTGCGGAATTCATTGCTGCGCTCTCGGAAGCGCCGTTAACCATTCCGTCGCATCGATCAGGGCCCCCCGACCGACGATCACGCGCTGATCTTCAGGGTACGGCTCGCATGCATCGATGCCGCCGTCCGAGATAAACTGCTGCCATCGTTTGGTGTCGGCGATCCACGCCGCGTCAACCAAAACTAGCTCTTGCGGGTAAACAGCAAGCAGCCGGCCGGTAAAAATCATCGTGACCGTGCGGATCATGATGTTTTTACCCAGTAAGGCGTCAAAGGGCGACGCTTCTCGGGCATCCCCCATCGCCTGGGCGTGCGGCTGAAACATCGCGGCCAACTGTTTGGCTTGGCCGACAGTCAAATCATCAAGATGCATTGCGTTCTCCGAAAAAGCCCCCGGCATCGCGCCGGGGGAGTAACCACTGAGGAGGTGATCCCCGAAGCCAGTGGCTGCGGGTTGAGAGGAAGATTACACAATACGTGTAATTTAGTCAAGCATAAAACGTGTAAATTTTTTTAAATAAAAATCCCTCCCGACCCTGAGGAGGGTTAAAGGATGATTAACGCTGGCTCTCTGATGCCGGCTTCGGCGCAGGTAACGCTTTGACGTTCAATGACGCTTGAGTTTCAGCAACCTTCTCTATGGTGATCTTTCCGCGCGCATCGGATGATTCAAATAAATCAAGAAGCTTTCTAGCGCGCGGGGGTAACCAGGACCCATCATCTACACACATTAAATAAGCCGCTGATACACCTAAAACTTTTGCTAGCTTAATCGCTTCAGGCTGGCGCATCAGGCGTAACGCTTGCTCATAGTTACTGATCCTGCTTGCGCTTATACCCGGCGTGCGTGCTGCTAGTTCCTCCAACGTCAAACCAAGTCTGTCGCGACACTGCCTTAACCGTCTGCCACTTTCGACTTTGAATTCCATAATTTCATCTTGAGCTTTGCTCTGAAGGGTGTCACCAAACGATCTGTGCCCCTTTGGGTTGTTGATGACTTGCAAAAAAACACGTTTCGCGTATATAGTCTTGTCCATGAATAATCTTCCGGTTTTTATAGAGACTGTCGGCGATGCTGAGGCGGCGAGGCTATTCGGCGTCGCCGAAAGAACCGCCGCCTCTTGGCGTAGGCGCGAGCGATATCCTCGTGCGCCTCAAGCTCAAATAATCGTCCAAATCACAAAAAACCATAGTTGTGGTCCGGTAGATTATTCCGGGATTTATGGGCCGGATCAGCGCTATTCGTCGCGTCTAAAGCGCCAAGACCAGCCTGCCAGCGAGGCCGCCGCGTGAACCCCACGGCGTGGTACACCTCGCGCGAAGTCGCCACTGACGAATTGGCGCATTTTTTAAAAGGCGCTCCGGATCAAGCCGGCCTTGTCGTCTCGCTTTGCGGACTTAAATGGCTCGGCGAGGCTTTGTTCCCGTCAAGCCCTGACGCTCCGCGCTGCTTAGAGTGCCTGAGCGAGCGAGCCAAGCCCCGAAAACACTTACCGGCGTCGATCAGCCAGATGGGACTCGTTAGCGCCATCCTCGCTGAGATCGACCGCCAAAACCCCGGCTGCACCGGAACCGAGGCGATCTACGCCGCCGTCGCCCGCGCGGCCGATCAGATCGTTTCAGCGATTCGCGAGAGCCCCGAATGAACTCGACAAGCTGGTACGACCTTCGCGGGTTCGACGGCGACGGGTACGTCCATTTATACGAGCCCGACGCCCGTCAAGCCGGTTATGCCGTCACGCGGTGCCGCTTGAAAGCGCGCGAGCTGGATTTGCTGGTCCCGGCTAGTCCTGACGATATGCGCTGTCCGCAGTGCCAGGAGGCCGCCGCGTGAGCGCCTGGATACCGGTGGCCGAACGCCAACCCTCGACTGACTATCAGGTGTTCCTCCTGTACCGGTTTATCGGGGCAACAATCGTTGAGGAACGCGGCTTTTACGACGGCAAACACTATTACGCCGACCGGAACGGCCGAAAGCTGCGCCCAGTCGACGCGACGCACTGGCAACCCCTGCCCGCGCCGCCGGAGGTCGCCTCGTGAGCGAATCGCCTCCGCGCTACGTCGCACACCCTGAAACCCTAATTCATTTCCGCTGCCCGCACGTCGGCTGCGCGCGCTGGTGGTCCATCGCCGATGCGCCGCTCAACCGCATTTATTTCTGCCCTTGGTGCGGCCAGCAGCTTGAGCCGCCCGAATCCGCAGGAACCGCCGCCGAAGACCTCGCTCCACGGCCGTATTACGCCATCATCGAGCGCTCGCGAAACCCAGAAGTGGTGGCCCGCTTCGCCTTCGGCCCCGCCGAGAAGATCAAGCGCGGCATCGGCGACCCGCATTTCCCGGCGCTGCTGTTCACGCTGGCCGACCTCGGCGTCATCTCGTCCGATAGCCCTCGCGTGATCTGCCCGACCTGCTCGCAGGTCGTGACCCCAATTTCTGGAGCCGCCGATGTACCGCGATAGGCGCGACGTTAAAGACATCCCGATCCCGCTGCGACTGTCGGAGCGCCAGCTTTTGAAAGTGCTGGCGGTGTCTGCCCGTCGCGGGACCCAGTTCGCGGCGACCGTCCGCGATTTGCTCATGGAAGCGGTGCTGATGGCGGAACACGATAGCGCCGCCAAACCGGAAAACGTAGCCGCCAACCAGCATACAAGACCGTTCAATTGCAGAGAGGGTGCGTCATGCCGGAATGGGAACCCATCGTTGCCGCGCTTACCCCCGCCCAGCGCGAGCGGATCGAGAAAATCGCCGAGCGGCGCGGAATCGACTTCGACGAGGCCGTTAAACAGTTGATCGCCGAACGCCTGCAACTCGAACTCGAACCCGAACCGGAGAAGCCGCATTGAGCAGCCCCGCGATGCCAAAGCCCGACGGCTGGTGCGGCGCAAAGCAGCAACCCGACCCCAAGCCGAGCCAGCACCCGCCCATCGGCCCGATGGTGATCGCGGATATCGAGCAGCGGTGCCGCGACGGCGAGGCGGAGTACGGCCAGCCGCTGCGCGGTTTCAATGGCATCGACGCGCTGGGCGAGGCGTATCGCGAATCGCTCGATCAGTCGCTTTATCTGCGTCAAGCGATCTACGAGATGGGCGAATTGTTGCCGCTCGTCGAGTCGCTGCTCGCCCGCTTCGAAGCCTTGGAATCCCGCATCGAAGCCCTCGAATCCCGCATCGAAGCCCTGGAGTCCCGCTTGGCCGCCCACAAATCGGACGGAAAATGAAACCGAAAACCTTAACCGCTTTGCTCGACTGGGTTATGGAGCGCGTCACTCGCGAGTGTTGCCCGTTCCGCCTCGTCGCCACCGCCCACTTTTCACCCACCCCAACCGTAAAAGGTGCTTTACCGATGGCCATTACCTTACAAGTAACCCAGCAGTTCCCGCTCGAAATCCAACCCGTTGACGCGCGCGGCAATCCCGCCGCCGTCGATGGCGCTCCAGTTTGGTCCGTCTCGGACGACACCTTGCTCAAGATCGAAGTCGCTGCCGACGGGTTGTCGGCGGTCGTGTCGGCGCTCGGTCCGATCGGCTCCGCGCAAGTCACCGTCCGCGCGGATGCGCGGATGGGCGAGGAGGTGCGCGAGATTGTCGGCACCTTAGACGTGTCGCTCGTCGCTGCCGAAGCGGTTTCTTTGCGCCTCGTCGCCGGTGTCCCGACCGAGATCGCAACGCCGGTTGATCCTGCCGACCCAAACGCAGGTACTGGTGGTGGCGCGGGTGGTGGGGCTGACCCCAACCCGACGCCCGTAGATCCTGTCCCGGCCGATCCCAACGCGCCGCCGGCTGATCCGAACAACCCCGCGCCGGTGCTGTAAATGCAACACCCCGCGCGTTCGACCGCCGCCGGCAGCCCTCGCCGGCGGGCGCAACTTGCGCGCGGGAGAAAGCGGGCTGTCGGCTGTCCGCGCCGCCGTTCTTTCGGCGAACAAACCGACCGGCAGCCGTGGCCGGCCCGAACAGCGAAGACGGCGGCATGATCTTCCTTTGGTGTGTTTGTACCCGACCCGGCCGGGCAAAGCCGGGACCGATTCCCCCGGCGGCGGATTTCCCGTCAATTGCCGCCGCCGGCTTGCCGAACAAGAAAAGCACTCCTTCGCGTATTGGGCTTTACCGAAAACTGTGCGTCGGGCTAGAGAAGGAAAGGCGCTGGTATGGTGAATAAGCCTCGGCCGTTTCGGCTGACGCCTTTAAACCCGCCGGAAATCGACCGGCAGCGGGAAATCATCCGGTATCTGCGCCATGAACCTAAAGTCGGGCTGTTTATCCGGATAAACAGCGGGCGGCTGGGCAGTAAAGGATTTCACTGGAGCTACACGCTCTACTTTAAAAGCGACGAGCCGCGCAAGGGCAAAGACGCGACTGACATCATTGGGATGCTGCGCGACGGCCGCTGGTTTTGTATTGAGGTCAAACGCCCCGACGAACTCCCGACGGAAGGACAGCGCGAAATGATTGAAATGGTGAAAGCCGCAGGCGGCGTAGGCGGCATTGCGGAAACGTGGCGCGACGCTCAGCGCATCATCAACGGAGAGCAGGTATGAACCTATCGCCCGACTTGTCTGACATGGATTTTAAGCCGCTGCCCGATTTATCCGACGCCGATAAAAGCATGGCGGCAGCGCTATGGTCATGGCTGCAAAACCATCGGTTTGCTGCCTACCAGGATTTCGAAACCGCTTACCGGCGGATTAAGCGGCTGGCTGAAAAGAGTTAAGAGGTTCCTATGGGCAAAGTAGCGTATCTAGAAGTCAAGCGAAAGGAGCGATTGGAGCAGCAGGAAAAGGAGGATACCGAGAGAAACAACCTGATCAATCGCGCTATCGAAACCATTCTGTCGTTAATTGACGATAAAAGGATTTCCCGTCGGGATCGGACTCTTTTTATCATAGAGATAGCTCAAATACTCAAGCGGAATAGAGGGATTTGTATGCCGATCGAAGGAGAAGAATCGATCCAGAGGTACCGGAAGCTAATCGAATTCGGCTATATCGAGCCTTTCGAGCCTTTCGAATGGATTGTTGATGAGGCTTTTCTAGGGTTTGAGGTTGGCGATTCGCTCGGCATGGTGCAAACCATCAGGCTTAACTCTCGGAGCGGCATTAAATGAACAAGGACATTCGGCTGTCCGTAAAGTTTTTCGAGCACCCAAAAACGATCAAGCTGGAGCGCAGGCTAGGCATACAAGGGGTTAAAGCCCTGATCAAGCTATGGATGTGGGCGGCGCTAAACAAGCCGGAAGGCGACTTGGGCCACGATGCCGAGGACATTGAAATTGCCGCGCAGTGGAGCGGCGAGCCGGAGCTTTTCAGCAAGGCTCTCGTTGATCTCCGCTGGCTCGATCACATCGATGGACGATACCGGCTACACGACTGGATCGAGCATAACCCCTGGGCGGCCAAGGACGGAACCCGCAGCGACAAAGCTCGATTTTCGCGGATGGCCAAGACGCATCCTGCAATTTGCAAGGCATTGCGCGAGCGCGGTATTGATGAAATCAGCGCGTCAGACTTCGAGAGGCTGACAAAAAATAACGAATCGTTGGAAAATTTAACGAATCGTTCCGATTTAGAAACGAATCGTTCTACTCCTGCTCTCCTGCTCCTGCTCCTGCTCCAAAAGAAAAAACAAAAGAGGTGGTGGTGGATACAGTTCCAGCACTATCCGCGCGCGACGGGGAAACCGGCCGAGCCGCTAACAGATCGCCCCCCACCTCCGCCACCTTTGGGCTAACGCCCAGGGCGGTGGTCGAAATTTACGAGTCGGTTCTGTCTGGAAAGCCGAAGTGCGATATTGATTTGGCTGTCAATACCAAGAAAAACATCGAGTTTTTGATGAGGGCAAAAAAGCCGGGGCGCGACCCCGACAAATGGCGACGGTTTTTCGAGTACGTGACCGAAAGCCGGTTTTTGATGAGCCGACGACCGGGCACATTCGGCCGCGAATCGTTCGAGGTGTCGCTGTTTTGGCTGGCCGAGCCAGAGAATTTCGCCAAGGTAATCAGCGGTAAATACCACGACGGGCGCGCTTATGCCTGACGCCCGCCGCTTGAATTCCGTCGAAGCCGAGCAGTCCGTGGTCGGCGGGCTGCTGATCGACCCGACTCGCATCGGCGACGTTGCCGCGCTCCTGAAGCCGGCCGACTTTACCGGCGACCTGGAGCGAAAAGTGTTCGGCGCGTTGGTCGAAATGGACGCCGCCGGAACCGCTGTCGATGTCGTGACCGTTTGCGAGTTTTTGGAAGATCGCGGAGCGCTGAAAGACGGCGACATGGCCATGGCTTTTGTCATGGCCCGTGACACCTTCAGCGCCGCCAACGTGTTGGCGTACGCCGGGGTCGTGCGCGATCGCTCCCGCCGGCGGGGGCTCGCGGTGCTGGGCGGACATCTCCAGCGCTGGGCCGTCGAGGACGGGGACGCGGAAAAAACGTTACTGCGGCTCAAACAAGCCCTCGATGCTCTGGATAGCGGCGCGGAAGCTGGCGGGCTGGTGCCGCTGCGCGATCTCCTCGCCGGCTGCATCGACGTGATCGACCGGCGCTACAACGGCGTCGCGCCGCAAGGAATGCCGACGGGACTTGCAGATCTAGACGGGCTGATCCACGGGTTGCAGCCCGGAAAGCTGTACGTCGTGGCCGCCCGGCCGGGGATGGGCAAATCGGTGCTCGGCCTGCAATTCGCCGAACGCGCGGTCTGTCGCGATGGAAAAACCGCCGCGTTTTTTACCGCCGAAATGCCCTCGGCCGAGCAAGTGGAGCGGCTGATTGCGTCGATTGGGAGGATCGATTTAGACGCGCTGCAAACCGGCAAGCTCGGCGATGCGGACTGGCCGAAACTGACGGCGGCCACCGCGTCGCTGTCGACGGCGAAACTGTGGTTTGACGAAACGCCAGCGCCACGACTTGCCGACATCCTGTCGAAAGCCCGCAGGCTGCACCGTCGCGAAGGCGCTTTGGGGCTGGTGGTGGTCGATCATGCCGGGCTGGTGGAAGGTGCTGGAGAAACCCGCGAACAGCGCCAAGCCGATGTCGGGCGCTCGCTCAAGGCTCTGGCAAAAGAGCTGTCATGTCCCGTGATCGCGCTGCTGCAACTGAATCGCCGGATCGAGGAGCGCGGCGATAAGCGCCCGCTGCTGTCGGATGGGCGCGACTCGGGCGAGTGGGAGCAGTCGGCGGATGTATTTGTCGGCCTGTACCGCGACGAGGTTTACAACCCGGAAAGCCCGGACAAGGGTTGCGCCGAACTGCTGATCCGGAAAAACCGGGGCGGAAAGCTTGGAACGGTCGCGGCGGCATTTCTCGGCCAATACCAGCGCTTCGAGCCGCTGGCCGGCGGCCTGCCGTCGAGCAACGGCGCGTCCGTGGTCCCGATTCGCCGCAGCCGGGGTATCGAGCTTTGAACGCCCGCGCCGCGCCAACCGATTCACCGCAACCGAGCCAGGACCATCGGGCTACCGCTCGACTGATCTATCGGCATCTTCGCCAGATGAAAACCCCGGAGTTGCCGGCCGAGCTGGTCAAGCGTCGTTACACCGGCTGGACGAACTTCGCCGCCGTGCTCGCCGCAAGCGACGGATGGCTCCAGCTCTGCGCCACCCGCCTCACCGTGCGGGCGCTGACGAGGGAGGAGCGGGGACGATGAGACCGAACCTCTTTGCCGATCTGATCGGCGCGATTCCGCCCGCTCAGCCGGCCCGCGATCCGGCGACGGTGTTGGCGGTAGACGCCTGCCCGCACTGCATGAAACGGCTGGTCGTCGTCCACGCCTTCGACTGCGACGGTGTGACCCTGCAATTTTACCGCTGCTCGGACCACGGAACGGTCGATGTCCCCCGCCGCGTCGCCGCCGTCATGGCCGGCCCGGCCGAATCTGACCCCAATCACAACCTCGCGCCGCGCGCGAAATGGAGCGTTCCATGCTAAAGCAAATCGCCGTCCTGTCAGTTGTCCTGTTGTCCTCGCCCGCCTTTGCGCAAGGCCAATGCTGCGAGGTTGGCGTCGAGTATCCGCCTCCGTCTCCGCCTCCTCCGACGGTCCAGCCGCCCATCGCGGTCCCCGCCGATATTTCACGCCTACCGGCTGATCTTGGCGGTAGCGCGGTCACTTACACCCGCAGCCTATCCGCCGACGGCCAGCGGGAGAACGTGACCGCCACGGCGCTTTTGGGCGGATATATCCCTATCGCGGTCGTGGTCGGGCCGATCAGTGGCCTGGGCGTGCAGGCGCAGGCCGAGGCGTTCCAATCCCTGCTCGCTCGCGCCTACGAGATCGAGCGGGCGCTCGGCCAACGCTGAGGTCCACGATGATTGAGATGTCGGTTTTCGCTGCCTTGGCCTTGGCGGTCGCCATCGGGTTCGGGATCGGCGCGTCTCGCGAATGCGATTGCCGGAAACGGGCCCGCCGGGCGAGGGCAGCTCACGAAACAGCGCTGGATGCGGCCGTTGATGGAGCGGTTCAGCAAATGCGGCAGAGAGGGCTATTGTGATGGCTGATCTATCAAAGCGGTGGCCGACACAAGTCAATGCCGCCGCATTTTACGGCGATCCGTGCGGGCGTAACGCGCAGGCCTCACCGAAGTGGGAGCGTCAAAACTTGGCGCTGATCCCGTGCCCGTGGCCGCTGGTGACTGCGTGGAACGGCGGCACGGTGAAAAGTATCCGCATTCACCGCCATTGCGCCGAAAGCCTGAGCGCCGTTCTTGACGCGATCTGGAAGGCGGCGGCCGGTGATCTGGAGATCGTCCGAGCGTGGGGGATGCACCTTTACGGCGGTGGCTATTACTTCCGTCCGGCGCGCGGCGAAAGCTGGCTTTCGATGCACGCCTACGGCTGTGCCGTGGACTTCGATCCGGCGCGCAACGGGTGGAAAAATCCGAGGCCGAATTTTGCGAGCGTGCCGGCGGTGCTGGAGGCATTCGCCGCCGAGGGCTGGATCTGGGGCGGATCGTGGGCGAAAAAGGACGGAATGCACTGGCAAGCGGCGCGGACGAAGTGATGCGCGCCGCCATTTTGCTTCTCCTCCCGCTCGCCGCGCTCGCCGCGCCCTTCCTGACTTCCGACCCTTATCCGGCTGGCGAGCCGCAGCCGGAGCGATTTGAGATCACCCTGGCGAACAGCCGAGGGGTGGAAAAGATCGAGGTTCCGGCCACCAAAAACCCGGACGGGTCGGTTTATCTGCAATTGGATTTGGTCGGGCGTCCGGCGCTCGCGTTTTCGCTGAAAGCCAAAGCGCTCAATCGTGAAGCGGCGTCGGGCTTCACTCCGGACCATTTCATTTACCACTGGCTGACGCCGGGCGGGGAACGCTGGGTGTTCGCCCCGATTCAGGTTTTCGAGGGATCAAGATGATTCCGACCGAACAAAACATTTTGCACGACCCCGACACTGCCCAGGTGGGCAACTGCCTGCAAGCCGTTCTGGCGTCACTACTCCATCTGTCAATAGATGATGTCCCTCATTTTTGCCAATTGTATCCGGCTCGCTGGCGTAAAAAGCTGAACGAGTGGCTACGCCATTTTGGTATCGCTTATCTCGCGATTAACGGTGATAGCAAAAAAATATTTGAGGATTTCGGAATTGCCGGGTGTTACCACGAAATAGCCGGGGCGTCACCGAGATTTCCCGACTTGCTCCATTCATGCGTGGGCGAAGATGGGGAATTGATATTTGACCCGCATCCAAGCAATCAAGGGGTCGCGGATGCGCAAGAGTTTGGCATTTTTATCGTCTTGAAACCGTGGCGATTTATCGGAGAAAAGCAATGATCGAATGGCGCAATCCGACGGTGATCAAGGCGATCATCCGGCTAATCATCGCCGGGCTTTTGATTGTTGGCGTGCAGTTGCCGGACGGGACTGAGGAATCGGCGTTCGGGATTTATCTTGCTCTGGAAACATTCTTAACCCTGAAGGCCGGCAAGAAAGCGGCGGCGGTCGAGAAAAAAGTGGAGGCGATTACCGATGCTTAGTTTCAGCTTGTTGCAATGGTTTGGCGGCGCGCTCGTCGCGGCGTTCGCCGTTCTGGCCGGGCTGTTCGGCTGGGAAAAGCGGCGCAATCGAAAGCTCGAAGCGGAGCAGAAAGCGCGCCTCGACGCCATCAATTCCGCTCGGCTTGAAGGGATCAGTCGAATGCGCAAGGTAGAGCGGCAATATGCGGACTTGCCCGACGTGAAGCCCAGCCGCCGCGACGACTTCGAGAAGCCCTGATGCGCCTGCCCGCCCTCTTTGCCGCGCTGTTGCTCTCGGCGCTGATCGCCCTGGTGCTGTTCGGCTGCGCGAAGCCGCTCGAATGCCGGCCGCTGGCCGAGGATTTGCCCGACCGCCCGGCGCTGCCGACGGTCAACGCCGACGAACTGGGCTGTCTGTCGGACGATGTGTACGTGCGATTCGCGACGCGGGACCGGTTGCTGCGCAAAGATGGTGATATGTGCCGAGCACTGCTGGGGAAAAAAGAATGACCGATAAAGCCGACGAGCCGGACAGCCTGCGCCACTTTGGTCCAGATGATGCCGCCACGGAACTTAAATACATCCGTCGCATGGCGGACAGGCGGCAAAACGATCAAGTCCACGAGCTGGTTATTTCGGTCAACAATCTTAAAGTCGAGATGGCGGAGTTAAAGCAGATCATGCAAGCGCACGTCAGCGCCGGTGAGCTGGTCGTGGTCGAGCAAGCTTCGAGGCGCGCGGTCGAATTGGTGTTTTCGAGCCTCGGCGTCGATGTCAAAAGCCCGGCGGATTTGCAGCGGTTCCGCGACGACCTTCGCTTCGGCGCGATGATCCGGACCGCCGCGCAAAAAGGCTTTTTTGCGGCGCTGACCGCGATTATTACGGCGGTGGTCGGCGCGATCTGGTACGCCGTATCACATCTGGGGCAAAAATAATGGGTCTCGTCATCCCGCCATCTCAAAAAGACATCGTGATCTATCAAGGCGCGACGTTTCGCGATTATCTGATTTGGTCGCACGGGCCGACGCTCGCAACCGTCGTGCCGGTCGAGTTCCCGGTCGGAACGACGGCGCGGGCGCACGTCCGCAAGCGACACGCCGACGCCGTTGCGATTCTGCGGTTCAGCACCGAAAACTTGGCCGGCGAGGGCAAGATCACGCTCGGAGCGGACGGGCGGATTGATCTGGAGTTGCCGGACGAGGTGACCGCCGCGCGGCCGAAACAGAAATTCTCGGGCGTCTGGGACTTGGAAATCGTGTGGCCGGACGGCGATGTCTGCCGGCTGGTGATGGGTAAAGCGATCATCGATCCGGAAGCGACGCATGGCTGACGACATCCACATCATCGCCACCGTAACGCCCGAGGCGGTGTCTGTCATCACCACGGGCGGGATTCCGGGCGCGCCGGGCGCGGGAGTGCCCGCAGGCGGAACGCTCGGGCAAACGCTGCTTAAAACCGGTCCGGAGAATTTCGCCGCCGCGTGGGTCGATCCGTCCGCGCTCGGAATGTTCGGGATCGCCAACCGTTTTTCAGAACTCGATACCGCGCAGGCTAAAACCGAGGCGCGGCAAAACCTCGAATTGCAATCTATCGACTGCGGAGAATTCCTCTAATGCCTACTGTCCAAATCAAGCGCGGGCTAAAAGCTAACTTGCCAACTTCCTCTTTGTTGGCCGGCGAGCAGTTTTTCACCACGGATCGCGGATCGTTGCATGTCGCGCTCGATGCGACGACCACAAAGCCGGTGGTTCCGCCGATTGACGACCTTGCGACTATGCCGGCAGTGGACGGAGTTGCGGACCTCCTGATCGTCCATGACGCCAGCGAGGGGGCGGCCCAAAAAGAGAAAAAAATCACGTTCAATGCGTTAAAGGCCGCGCTGAATATCCCGTCATCCAGCACCGACGAGAAAGCCGCCGTGGCGTCCGGCGGAACGTCGGGCTATCTGTGGGGCACGACCGGCGCGGACGGCATCCTGCGGATGGGCGCGTCGATGGCGTGGACGAAAGATCCGGGTAATGCGTTCGTGACGCTCGGCGTCGGCGCTGTCGACTGCGGGACGTTCTGATGCCATCCGTTCAACACGCGCGCGGTACGCGCGCTTCGCTCAACGCGCTGGCCGCCGGGGGTGGGCTGTTGCCCGGACAGCTTTACGTGCTGACCGACGAAAATCGCATTGCCGTCGCCCTCTCCGCGAGCGCGTATCAAACCTTCGCGAAGGAGAGCGAGGCTGGCGGTTCGGGCGGAACGCTAGCTTTCATTGACACCATTTAGGACTCGACATGGCTTGGACTCATTACGCATCAACTGACGCCAGCGCACCGGCCATATCCGGCACCGTCGACGCGCTCAACCTCGTGCTCAAAGCGTGTTTGGTCGACGGCTACGGCGCTCAACCCGCTGCCGGGTGGACCTCGCCTTTTTATGACGCGACATCAAAAACCCGCGTTTTTCAAAACGCCAACGGTTTCTGTCTGCAAGTCGCGGACGGCGGGCCGGGCGCGGGCGACGCGCGCGAAGCCCGGATTCGGGGCTACGAGTCGATGTCGGCGTTCAACGCCGGGGCTGGACCGTTTCCGACTGTCGCGCAGTTCGCCAACGGCGAATTTATTCGCAAATCAGCGACAGCGGCCGCCACGGCGCGCGCCTGGGATCTCTATGCGAACGAGACCCTTTTTATCTTGCTGGTCGAAACGGGAGATACCGCGCTCAATGCGATGTGCGCGATGTTCGGCAGGTTTAAGCCGGACAAGATGGGTGATGCGTGGTGCCAGATCATCGCGGCGAGAACGACAGAAAATCTGACAAGCGGGTCGCCCGAAACTGTGCACGCTCGCGCCGCTCATGTCTCTGCGACGACCTCCGGCATTTATCTCGCCCGCGACGTGACGGGGTCGCAAGCGACGGGGTCAGTGGTCGGGGGACTTCGGGCAGATCCAGGGTTGGCTTATGCGACAGTGGCCGGATCGGGCGGGATCGCTTACCCGGACCCCGCGACCGGCGGCCTGCGACTGGAGCGGACGTACGTCCACGAACTTAACATCCCGCGCGGGTTTATTCCGGGGCTTTGGACTCCGCTACATAACCGAGCGCTCGCTCATCGCGCGACGGAGATTTATGCCGACGGTTCTGTTGCTCGCACGTTGCGCGCGCATAACACCGTTACGGTCGGGCAATTGCTGCTCGAAGACTCTGATACGGTAGATCTTTGATGGCCACATCCTCGCCGCGCCTGAAATATGGCGCGATCCCAAAAGGCCGCGACTTTCCCGAGCAATACTGGCGCTACGGCGCGCAAGTCGGCGCGACCTCGCTGCTGCGCTACATCCCAGCGGGCGGAGGCGGCTTTGCCCGCCCGTATCCGGCGGATGATCTTTTAAAAGCGGACGGCTACTGGCGCTGGCATCATCCCTGGACGCACCGCCGGCGGGTGTTGCTGCAAACGGGCGTCGCGAGAACGATCAGCGTCGTTTGCATCTGCACGACCGATTTGGCCCCGCGCCCGACGATCCGCCTGTTGGCAAACGCGGCGCTCGGCATCTCCGAGCAATCGGCCACGATGCCCGCTGGGCCAAACACCGAGCGGACGCTGACGCTGACGGTCACCGCCAGCGCGACCGGTGTCGCGTGGCTGCAACTGGAGTGGCTGGCGATGCCAAGCGGCAAGGATCAGCAAGATTGGGTCGGGTGGAAAACGCTGGGGGCGTCGTGAGCGCTAAAAAAACGGCATTCGGCAAAACGGCAAATAGTAGTAACGGTGGTTTTGATGGATGACAAACTTATTTCATTCGACGGCTCAGACACAACAGAAGCGATAGAGAGGTTTTGCTTGGAAATTTTGAAAAAGATTGATGAGCAGATCGCCGCTAAAAACCTGCTCAGTATGCGCGCGCCTGTGCGTCCTTGCCCATTTTGCGGGACGAGCGGACAGCTCAGGATCGAACGCTCTATCAATCTTGGTAAGCCAAATAAGAATTTATTCTGGGTTGCTTGCAAGAATTGTCATGCGACCGGGCCGACCGCTAGAACCCAGGAAAAGGCCGAACAAAGATGGGGATTGATCCAGAGATGATTGGGCAAACAATTCCGGGTCCTTCCTGAGGAAAACGCGCTCCGAGGG